AGGCAAGCCTCTTGGATTCGAGGGTGTTTCAAACCTTCCGCAATCGTCATGGACACAGACTGGTTACCAATGAACAAGCTGCTGCCAGCAATCAGATGGGCCAATTCTAGCATGTCTTTGACCCTGACACGCTCAATATCTCCAAAGTGGCTGAATGCCTCGTATTCCTCATCCAGTCCCACAAAAACAAGACGTTTGCCGTAATGTTTGACGATTTTAGCCCAAGGGAACTTGTCATTATGGTAACGGGGGCTGCGATTGACCACGATTCTGCCGTGGGGTTTTACGTCAAAAAGCGTCAACCAAGGACGATCAAACCTCGGAACGTCTGCCAAGAATCCAAACATTTTGGCGTGTCGGGCATGGACTTCGGCCAAGTTGGAGAATCCGTCATGCAAACTACGGTGGCGGAAATCCTCTGAACGCCAATCACATTCGTTTGGCCTTCCGATGCGGACAGCTTTGATGATAGGCTGGCTTTCAAGGAACGGACGGATGAACTTCTCACGGGCCACAATGCCTTTGGTCATCCCATCGTCCCAAAGATGGTAAATGGTAGGATTTCCTCGATAAACAAGGGGCGCTAAAGACACAACGCAGTCACCTAAATCGCCGCTGCTGGATACCACCACGGAGGGCAAATCAATGTTCACTTTGATTGGTTTTACTGCATCCTCAACGGACAGGTAATTGCCATCATACTTATGTTCCACAAAGTTCCACGCCACGGTATCCTCAAAGACTTCCTCGGTGCAATGGATTCCTTCAATGCCAATGTGCTTAGACCTTGAGGCTGTTGGAACGATGCAATGCAGATCGTTCTTTGGCATAACCCGAAGCTGGAGATTCCAGTCCCAGCCTGCGGGAGATTCATCCTCTTTCCCACTGGAATAATCAAAATCCCAAGTGTCTTTGAGGTATTTGTTCCACACATGGGGCCATGTTCCCCAGATGTTGCCTGTGAACTCGGTGACTCGATGCCATGTCGCGGGATTCTTGTTGGCCTTATCGCCCACCCATTTAGCACAGATCGCCATTGTTTTCTCGTCGCCATGCAGATTCCAACGGCTTGTTCCCCAAAGGAAGTCAAGAATGTCTGGCGAAACAAGAAAGTCGTCCTCGCCAAGAATGGTGAAGAGTGCGCCCTCAATGCGGAAACAGTGGTCAAACAAGTGCCAAGGATTGCGTAGGACACCTAGCTTTTCCTTGTTGAAATGCTTGATGACAGGAACCGGAGACTTGGCTGCAAACTCGTCAATGACAGCTACGCATTCATGCCTCTTGTCCGTAGGCTCAATGAAGAAGTGAACTGAGGACAAAAGCGATAGGTTGGTCTTGAGCCAGCTATCCAGCGTAGGCTTGAGATACTGCGGACGATCAGCGCAGGTGAAGGCCAGAATGGTCTGGCTTTGCAAGCGTCCCAAGGTCGTAGCCCCATGCTCATAGCGTTCCTTGGAGTTGGACTTGCGAGCCACATCATCTTCCTCGCCATAACCTTGTGAGGGGTTAGCGTGAAGAAAACCAAGGTCAATCTTACCTCTTTTTGTGGCGTCCACATAGCCCCAGCGTTTTGCAACTTCGGTGAACCAGTTGTCGCAATAGACCGACTTGAAGGACGGGTGCCACAAGTAGCCCATTGCTTCGTAGAAACGCTTAGACACGATGGGATGGCAAATCAGTTCATCTTTTCGATGCTTGTCGCCAACGTGCAGGATGTCTGCCCCATTGCTCATGTAGGACTCAATGATCTGATCCCAAGCATGAGCGGGATGCCAGTCATCATCTAAGGCAACTAGCACATCGCCAGTCGCTTCTTCAGCAGCTTTGTTCCATGCCGCTACAACGGTGTTCTCATTGGAGATCACCGCATCAGGAAACGCAGCTTTGCCAGCCTCGTCATCATGGTCAACGCAGGTGATGATTTCAATGTTGGCTGAGTTGTCCGCACGTCCGAGCCATAGCTGTTGACATTTCTTAGCGGCTTCAGGACGACGAGTGGCGTGCAGGAGACTGATTTTCATATTTGATTCGCCCATCCACCACCAAATGTGATGAGTCGGCTTTGAGGTAAGGTGGATTGAGTAGGTTTTTGAGTCAAAAAGCTCAAGCTAAATTCGTTGTTGCCGGGGCGTTGTCGAAGCACGACTGCGGCTTTTTCGTTTGATGAAAGGTTGTGTCGAACACGCGCAACGTGTAGGCACATAAGGGCTGCGTCTGCCAAGTCCGGGGATTTCTTGGTTCGCAATCTCATGTCCTTTTTGGACTCGATTTGAACCACGCCAGCTTTTTCCTGATACGTTCGTGAAACCAATTCGGCCACCACGTCTGGTTTCAACCCTTTAAGTTGCCCTGTGCGAACAAGTTCTCGGCCCACATACCAAAGTTCAGAAGCCATGTTGAAGAAGCGGTCACACCCTTTGCGGTTATCGTTTCGAGAAACTGGCATATCAGAGCCTCTGCCGGAGAACTTGATGTTAATGAAGCCAAGGCCAATCTCGCGTGCAATCAAGGCTCCAAAAGGTTCACCACCACCTGTTGCGTCAATGGCAAAGTTTCGCACATCTACTTTATGCTCTCGCAGTTTTTCTTTGGTAAGTTGAACCACCCATTCAACTTTGGAAATACTCTTGTTCGTGATGTCTTCATCCAGCACATAAAGATGGGTAAGCTCGAACACTTTTTGTTTCGTCTGAGTGTCCACATTGACAGCGATGCCTGACTTTCCAATAGCCAAAGCAGCACGGTCACCTCCATGCACGAAGCCGGGGTCAAGCGCAGCAACAATGACAGGAGGCTCAACCCATGTGGCGCAAGGACGATCAGCCCCATATTTGACGATTTCCGTCTCGGTGTAGATCGAATCAAGGTCGCCAGCAGGACTCCAAAAACCGCGAATCTGCTCGTAGTAGCCCTTCGTCTTGGTTCCAATCGGGCCAATCTGTTGCAGCTTTTCAAGGGTAAGAAGCCCCTTCCAGCGTTCCTCACCAAGAACCACGTTTGGCGATTTCTCACCGTCAAATCGGATACAATACCCCTTGAGGCCAAAAGGCTCAATCTCGGTTTCCCATTCGTCATCGTCCTCGGTGATGGTCGCCCATCCTCCTTTGGGACGCGAAATGATGCCACCGGGATCATAGAACGAGTTCGGGTTGAATGCCCCTGCCAACTTGAATTTTTTGTTGGCCGTAAGGTTGTTAAGGGCTGTGTTTACCAGCGAGTGCTTTAGGGTGGCAAACTCATCACCCATTACGATCATTTGCTCGGCCTTTGTGCCTTGCAGTTTGTCAGCGGAGTCTTTTTCAGAAGAGCTTTCTGCGGCAAGAAGAATGATGCCTCGCGTTTCACTTTTGACTCCATTATGCTCAAACCGAATGCGGTTCTGCGAATCCACCAACTTCCCCGGCATGAAGTTGGAGCCAAAATACTTCTCCAGATGAATCCAGATGAGTTTGATTTGCCCCCAGATTTTGTCTTTGGCTGCTGCAACTGTGGTTGACGTGACAATTACCTTTGTGTCTTGGGGGAAGATAAAAAACCACATCGCCCCAATCATTGCTAGTGTGTTTGTTTTAGACGAAGATTTGTGACCCGCAATCGAAAGTATGTTGTGTTTGTAGAAGTTGCCTAGAATCCGCATCGCGTTTGGATTCCACTCAAAGTAATAAATCCCCCTTGGATCACCAAACACGATTTTGGTGAAGTTCACAAAATGCTGCGGCCAACTCACCAACTTGTTGCCCGGAATGGCTTTCATTCGGTCATAGCCACGCAAAATGCAAAGCTCCATATACCACTCAGGACAAGGGATAATCTTGCCCTTTGGACCCCAAGGTTTGTTGGGCCAAACACGCCCATATTTGATGGCGCGATTATCTTTGACTGGTTTTGTGGCGACTGCCATTTGACAGAAGGTTATGCGTCAAGGTGAGTTTTGCAAGAGGTTACATTTTGCTAAACGTGCGTTTGGCTGGGTGATACTTCAACTTGATAGCGTTTGTCCATCCAGTAGCACGTTGCTTTTCTACAATTATCTCAACATCGTGCATGGATGCTTTCTGTTCATCGGTGTATTCTCCTTTAGTTTTCTCCATGTTTCTTTGGAGTAAAAGGATGTTGTCAGCCCCATTTACAAGTAAACTGCTACCCTTAACAGCATACATAGATGGCCTAAATCCTTTTGGCGTGACTTGTGGAGGCTTACCAAGATGAGCAACTAAGTGAACATGGCATCCAGTTTGTTTTGCAAAATCTTGTAAAACCTGAACGAACTTACCTTGCGCTGGATAATCTTCTTCAAGCGATTCAATTCGCATAAGTGAATCAATAATAAAATGCTCACAACCATAACGACGATGGGCGAACCACATCATCTCAAGCAAGTCTTTCTCCCCCATCGAACCAATGTGATCTACATAAGCAATATTATCGCCAGCGTGCTTCAAAAAATGTTCAACTGTTTGTGGTGAACAGTTCCCATCGAACATTTTGATGAGGTTGAGAAGCAACTGAGCACATGGCATTTCAAGGCTGGCAACAAACATCTTGTTCATATCGGCCAACAAATTGCACATAAGGAAGTTCAAAAAGGTTGTTTTCCCTGCGCTGCTGTATCCGGCGATAATTGTAACCTCACCGGGACGATACCAAAATCCTTCCTGATTCGTTTCCCACGTTGTCACCTTCAGGAAAGGCAACGTGAACGGCTCCGGTTTAGGAAGCATCTCTTGTTCAATCCGTGACTGTAAATCTTTGGCTAAGATTAATTTTTTCAGACTTGGAGTCTTGGCGTTCTTTACCCATTCAGCGGCATCATCCTTCGTATAACCTGCTTTAAGGCAATCATTTGCGTCTTTTTTCGGTGTCGTAATAATCAGACAACGATGCTTACCAAGGCGATTTACCACGGTTTCAGTGAATTTTGCACCGGGACCATCGGCGTCAAAAGCGATGTAAATTGTATCAAAAGCCTCTAGGTTCTCCCATTCGTGCTCAATCCATGACATTCCAGCACCGTTTGGTATGCTTAACGCTGGGAATCCCCATTGATACCAAGTCATTGCGTCAATCTGCCCTTCCGAAATGATGATCTTTCTGTCTCGATAAGACTGTTCTGGAATGGCTTGCCACCCAAAAAGAGATGGAGCGCACTCAGCATCTTGCCAAACCCGTTTATTTGCCCCTAGAGTGCGGTAAGAACGGTTTAGAAGCTCCTTTGAAGGTGAGTAGCTTGGAAACACTATGCAACGCTTCTCAGGGCATCCTAGCACCAAATACGCAGAAATGGCGTTTTCGGTCAGTTTTCTCTCATTTTTGAGAAAGTTCATGGCCTGACCTTCTGGATGAAGATTGCTACTTTTGATTTCTGGAGGTCGGCGGTAATTTTTCCGCTCCATTTTGACAGGATCAACAATGCCAAGAAACTCCTTAACTTGGCGAACAGCTTCCCCTGCTGTGATGTTTTTGGACAAACGCCAAAGATCAATCAAATCTCCTTTATCGGAGTCGGTTGACCAATCGCGCCATTGCCCTGCATAAGCCCCTGTGATGGTAACTTTGAGGCTATCTCCCGGTTTGCCAGTTACATCGCCGCACACCCAATCCCTGCCACTTTCCAACTTTCCAGCGGGAAGAAGCATTTGAGCCACCTTGAGAGCTTGACCAGCCAAACGAGCCGAGATGTCGGATAAAGTTTGCATCAGAACAGTTCGTCCGTTTCGATTGGTTCAATGACTGGTTCAGATTCAAGTTTATTTTCCGCTAAAGCATGAATGTTTTTTAAAAAACGATTTATTGGGTTTTCGAGTTCAGATTCTTCAGTGGGTTCAGGTTGCGGCTTTTGCTCAATAAACAACTCCGCTTCTTCCCTTGTGATCTTATCGGTAAACAATCCTTTCCATCCGTTACGAATTGAAGCGTCAATAGATGCCTTGACGTAATGCAAAGGGTATCGGCGTTGCTGGTCAAGTGTTCGTCTCCAACCGCTAATAATGTAACCTTCTTTGCGTTCCAATTTGTATTCAAACCATTCCGTCATTGCTTCACGGAACTCCGTTGAGTCTGATTCCTCAAAAAATGGACTATCAGTTCGAGATTTCTTGGAACGAGTTTTACGAGTTACTTTTTCTTCTTCTTTTACATCTTCTTCTTCTCTTACTTCTTCTTGGGCTGACGCTGATGACAGCGCATTACTGCTGATTACGGATTGATTACTTTCCGTTATTGTAATGCTTACGGATGACTTGTTCTTTTGCCTCTCCCTCCAACGTGCTTGAGCTTCACGATTGGCTTTGCGGCGGTCCTCATCGTTTTTGATTTCTCGATACTTGCCGTAGTTCACAATCTTCCATCCCCAAGCGCGATGATCGTTGATTCTCAACAATCTTCTCCCATCCATTTCGGGTGATCGGCTTTCTGGATCAGGACTTTCAAGGTTCTCGACAGCAGCCTTTACCTCATCAACGGTAAGACCAACCTCGTCAGCGATGGCTCTGAAATGCTTGTCCACACATCCCTCGGCATCGGCATGTGCAAGCATGTTGGTGAAGACAAGGATTTCGTGAGATTTGCCACGAAGGGTTCCTTGGTAGAGGGAGGCAAAAAGTTTGCAATACATGAAGGCCATATAGGTATAAATGGTAAGTAATCAAGAGATATTACTATAATATTACGGTTAAAGATAAACGCTTGTGATTGACGGGTGAAACTTGAATTCATTGACTCGCTACAAGATGTTGGGTGTCTCTAGTCACTTGACTCGCAAATGGGCTTTGGTTGGCTTTAGCATACTGACTCGCTTTCACTACTTGGGTGGCTTTAGATCAATGACTCGCTACGGGGCAATGGGTGGCTCTGAGGAATTGACTCGCTTCGAGGTTTTGGTTGGCTCAACGCGAATGGCTCGCTTTCTTCCCACGGGTGACTTTATATGTGTGACTCGCTTGCGCTCGATGGGTGACTTCGCTGCGCTGACTCGCTTCCTTTTAATAGGTGATTTCAAAAGCCTGACTCGCTTTCTCCGCGTGGGTGACTTGCTGCGCTTGACTCGCTAATTCTCGCTGGGTGATTTTGTGAGAATGACTCGCTTTAGTATTTTGGGTGACTTGCGGAACTTGACTCGCTCTCGTTTTCTGGGTGACTTGCGAAATTTGACTCGCTTCGAGTTCGTGGGTGACTTGGCGATCATGACTCGCTTACTCAATTAACTTTTGCTGTAATTCAAGCAGCAACAGGAAACTTCACTTCACCGTGGATCATCCCAAGTTTGCCAACACTATACTCAGGTGCAACAGCCAGGTTTTCCAACGGCCTCCAAGCCTTGTAAAGATCAACGAGGAACCGCTTAATCATGTAACGCATGGCAGCGTTGTGGCGGTGTCCTTTGCTTGCTTCCACCCATTTTGGGCTGTTCTCCAAGCGGTTCTTGTAGTTGTCGTAGTATGAGCGGTAAAAGCCACCAGCCTTGACGAAGCAAGTGCCAAGGACATACAACTTGGTTTTGAGCCAAGGGTTGTAGCGGATGCCATCACGCTCGGCAGGTTTGCCTTCCTTGTCCGTGTAGCTGATACGGTGCATGTGCTCTTTGCGGCGACTGGTTCCACGTCCGTCTGCTTCAACGCCAAAACCTGAGTATTGCCAGAGAGAGCTTGGATAGGTAGCGCGAGTAATGTCAATCTCGCACAAGATAACACCTGCCATTGTAGGACCGCAACCACGCACGTTTGCAAAGAACGCATCCCACAATGGGTGTTCCTGCACGATGTTTTCAATGCGGCGAAGGTGAGTGCTCTCGCGGGATTCAAGGTCAATGTATTGCGAGACAAGGCAAAGCTCGGTGTAGTCGGAGATTACCTCATCGCCCACGAAGGACTTCATGTTTGGCAGTTCCTTCTTCACGCCATCGGTGAGCTTCTTGTAGCTTGCACGAATGATGTCGAGGACTTCTTCGGCCTTCTCATCTTCTTCTTCCTTCTCGGAAGATTGCAGCCCTAGCTTGGCGCGGAACTGAGCACACAAACGGTTGCCCGTGTGGATGCGTAGCTTTTGCAGATCGTAGAATCCGCGAACAAGTGGGCGGATGGTTTCAGTGTTGGTGATGATGTTATTATTTGTTTTCATATTGTGGGTTGTCTTGCGACATAGGTTTGCTCGCACAAATGCGAACGAGAGTAAATCGGGATTCTGAATGTTTTTTGAATTATTTTAGACAAGAGCTTCCTGAAGTTTTTTGATGATGCCTTGAGTTTTTGTGTCTGCGGGTTTCAGGAAAATCATAAGCTGCCACATGGCATCGTTCATTAGCTCTTTGGCTTCTTTGAGTTTTGTTTGAGCCTCGTCGCGTTCTTTGCAAACCGCTTCAAGTGCCGATTGCGATAAAGTGAAAACATTGGATTCGGATGTCATATCAGTTTTGTATTGTGATTTCTTCGTTTTTCATTTCGCTGATTTCTTCGATCATATCGTCAAGGGTATCAATTACTGCATCCCAAACGTCTATGCGCTCAAACGGATTGTAGCTGGCAACTTGGATCGCTAGAAACGCAATGAGAATTTGCGTGACTTCATCATGGTGAGCTTTTGTCCCGTTAAGCAAGCGTGCCATCTGTTCGTGGAGCCTGCGTGCGGGGGATGGCTGTTTGGCGTTGGGCATTATTGGAAAACCTCGATGATTACTTTTTCTTCTTCGTCTTTTTCAGCTTTGCGCTGCGCTGTTTCAATTTTTGTTTTGCCTGCTTCGTCGCCAGATATAACTCCAGCGTATCGGCATAGGTCAACATGGTATTTTTCGCACAGGTTGTCTTCATCGAGCAATCGTTTGCGGACGCTCGTAACGCGGACAAGAACCCTTTCGCCAGTGCGTCTTTGAACTTCTTTCTTCGCCAATGGTTCATCCCCAAGATTTCGTTCCACGATGGCAGCTTTACTGGTATTTCGAGATAGAAGATCAGGGCTTGCGTTGGGGAACAGTCGGAGGATTCCATGATGGCCTAATGTCATAAAATTGGCCGATATTCCCCTCGGCCAACGGGGTGTTAAGGTTGCTTACAGATCACCAAGGAATTTCATCATCGGAGTTTGAGTCATCCACAAACGACTCTTGCTTCGCTGGACGTGGAGTAGGCTTAGAACCACCTCCACCTGAATTGAAGATGAACTCCTTTCCGTTGCCGATGATGGGCATTTTTACTTTGTTAGCCCGTTCCTCCTTGGTGGTGGCTTCCGAGCAAAAGTGAGTCTTGCCAAACTTGTCCTCGCCATCACGGTTGGATTTGATGTCGAGTTCAAGGAACAGGCTTTCGCTGCCATCTTTGCGATTGAAAACCTTGATGCGGCTTTCAGGAATGCAGATAGCGATGTAGGGCTTTCCGTCTTTAGCTGTGATTTTCTTCGCGCCTTGCAGTTTAAGCAGGTCGAAGGATACGTTGATAGTGTTGTTAGGCATGTGTCTTTGTCTTTGGTGTTTGTCTTACTTGATAATGTGGCATTGAACTGATGTTGTTGGTGTTTCAAACAACTCAACTGCAACTGCGGATGGCAGTTTATCTACAAGTTGTTGTCCAATCCACCAAGCAATATTCTCTGCCGTGGTTTCAAAATCAAAACGATCATTTAAAAAAGAATGATCTAAACTTTCAGTAATAGGTCTAACTGCTTTTGCAATATCAGCATAATCAACTACCCATTCTTTATTTGGATCAAGTATTCCTTCGCAATGCACTCTAACTTTATATGAATGACCATGTAATCTGCCACATTGATGACCAACAGGAACTTTTGTAAGTTGATGAGCAGCTTCAAACGAAAAATCTTTCCAAAGTTTGAATGTTTGATTTAATCTTTCTTTGTTCATAGTAATTCTAGTTGTGGTTGTTTTCCATTATCTGATTCTTCTAAATATAATTTTAATCCAGCAAGTTGTTTAGCATCTCCACGAAACCAACCTGTTCCATCACAAGATTCAGCACCCGCATTATGAGCCATCCATAATAAACGGTATGTGTTGACTCGTCCTACATGGACCCGACTAAATGATTTTGTCCATGTCATTAAATTACGCCATTTCCATGATGTTGAACCTCCAATGAATACAACAGATGCTTCTTTTGGAACATCAGATGGAGTCATGCCATCTTGAGCAGCAAAAGCCAAAGGAACACCAAAAGCTGAAAGAGCAGGATAATGATGTTCCCATAGTCGCAGTGTTTCATCTCTATTCCCAACAGAATCTGGAACCACTACCCACATGGGCTTCCATGCTGCATAAGTTTCTAAAAAAGTATAAAGAGGTTCCTCATTCCATATTCTATTTTGTGTAAAAGCTCCAAATACTCCATTGTCTAATGCCCAAGGAACATTTTGTCTAGGCTCCCTAAGAGAATCAACAGAATGTAAGTGACCTAATCTTTTAGGATGACGACCAAATAAATAACCACATTCAAATCCAGTATTATTTGATGGCATGACAATCATTTGATCCACCTCCTTTTCTCCCATGCAGGAACTTCAAGCTGGATGATTCCTTTTGTGTATCCCGGCCATTTATTTGTGGCAACGCACGTTTTGTAGCTTTCAATGCAGTGCTTCATTTGAGCACGACCAATCTCAAGAGCTTCTTCGGGTGGCTGATAGATCACAACATCGAACGGGTCTTGCGTCTCAACCACGAGCCAAAAATAAGCAGGTGGTTCTTCAAGGCCAAGCTCAAGAGCCAACAAAGATTCATACCATGCTGTTTGCATAGGGTAACGAAGGCCAAAGGCTTTCTTCCCCCACGTTTCAGGGTCGGCATCTCCCGTTGTCTTGAAGTCCAGAATGATCGGCTTACCAGCTTCGTCATACCCATACGCATCCAACCTGCCCTTTAACGGCACATTTTCGTAGTGCTGCACAATACCGACTTCTCGGTGCGGACAAAGTTTAAGAAGATATTGCGCGTCAAGACTAGCTTGCACAGCGGTTGCTGCCCTCACTACAATTTCATTATCTTCCTGCGTCACGATTTCTTTGCCAGCGTGTTTATCGCGCCACGCCTTACCTTCTTTGGTGCGAAGGTCGAGATCAGCAGGACGAACGATGTAGGAAGGTTGCTTGCCCTCCAAAACAATGCTGTGAACTGCGCTACCAATAATCATTTCCCGTGAAGGCTCAAACTTGCGATTGAGAGCGGCTTGGAAGTGCTTGGGCGATTTCAGCAGTGATTTAGCTGAAGAATAATTGAGAGCGGGATGCGCTCGGTAGGTGGCTTCGTCGTGGATAATCATGGCGCGACCTCCTGCTGGCTTGGAAGGTTGAGAGAAACAACGGGTTTTGGCGTGATGTCAATTTCCGTGCGGATGTCTTGATCTTTGTCAACGTGCTCGGCAATCTCAGGTGAGAGCGGAAGCAGTTTACACAAACGGCGGAGGGTTGTTTTCTTCGCCATTTCCCCAAAATCAGTTGCCCAAGGTCCATTGTTACCACTGCGACTGCGTTTGCGAATGGCATCCACTTCATCCTTGGTCATGGTTGCAGTTTGCGTTTCGCCGGACTTGAGAACGGCCTCGGCATACACAGCTTGCATTTCGCCACGGGGTTTGCGCCAGTCAATCTTGTGCGTGACCTTACCGTTTTCCCATGAGAACTCATCATTTTCGCAGACAAGCTCGGAACGAATGCTGACCACATCGCCCGAACGACGAACGAGTTCTAGCAGACCTTTGTAGTCAAGGATCAGCGTGACTTCGTTGCCATACGGGATGAGATGCGCCCGACGACCATCAGGCTCAATGCCCATAGCTGCCATATCAAGCAAGCATTTAAACAAGCTGGCTTGCGTGCAGTCTTGCAGCTTCGGTGTGCGCTGAAGGGCATTCAAAGCGATACGGCTGAAACGCTCAGGCGTAAGATGCGCTGGAAGCGCGAGGGAAACTTGTTCGCGGAACTTATCTCCGCTAATCAGGTCTTTGAGTGTCGCTTGCTGCTTCGCAAGCTGACGGGTTGGTGCTGCTGTTTCTGTATTTTCTGTGCTCATGTGTTTTGTATTTGGGTCTGAGTTGATTTTTAATTGCCACTGCCACTGCCACTGCCACTGCCACCGCCATCGCCATAGCCACTGCCATAACCACCACCGCCACCGCCACTGCCACTGCCATCGCCACTACCACTACCATAACCATCGCCATAGCCACTGCCATAACCACCACCGCCACCGCCACTGCCACTACCACTGCCACTGCCATCGCCATCGCCATCGCCGCTCACAGTGTTACACGGCCCTTCTCCGTGGTGTTTAATCTTCAATGAATTGCTCATAGGTTTTATTGGCACGTTCGGTGATTGGGATAAACTCAATAACATTGGTTAAATAAATCTCACCAGTTCGATTGAGGCGACCTCCTTTAATTCCGTTGTTAGCTACTGCGGACAAACTCAGACCGCCACCTTCCCATTTCCAAAGCCTTAATGCGTTATTGAGAAGAACCTCCATTCCGTTTGTGACACTCACCACATCGCCAATGTGGACTCCAGCAGAGTAAGTGCGGATTACGCAACGCCTACCAATCATGGGATGAGCGCCCTCCGGTTGTGGTTGTGGTTGGTTGGAAAACAATGCTGCAATAGCTTTTGCTTCACCAATGGTCATGTTATCAATGTTCATATACTTATTAGTCTTGTGTTTTAGTGTTCCTCAATTCCACCGAGGTCTTCGGCGTCCAAAGCAGAGGGGCTTTGGAAAATTGTCTGATCCTACCAATGACAGGCGTTTTCGGCACGGTCATGTTTAGGTAATCGAGAGCGGCAAGGATGCCAGGAGTGCGGTTGATTTCAATGGTCATATTGATTTATTTAAGGGTTTCGAGGGGGAAGGCAGCGAGGATGTGTTGTAGGCTGATCCGGCAGATGCTCGCGATTTCGTTGCAAAGCTTGTCATGTGTCGAAGCGTCGGGAGCGCCATCGGCATAACCTTCTGTCGCATTGTAGAGACAGAGCCAGTCGTTAATTGCCACCCGTGTTGCTCTCCATCCAGCCTCGGCGTTGCCAGCGCAGGCAGCGATGAAGAAGGCGTCCTCAATAGATACTTCGGCGGCTGACGCAGCGCAGTCTCCGGGGTCTATGATGCGGGGGAATGACGCGCCACCGTTGCCCCCCTCGTAAGTTAATTCCCACTCCCCCGGCGTCCGCTTTGAGGCGATGCCGATGAGACGTTCAAGATGTGCGTCAATGAGTTTGAGGTGGTCGAGTTGGGTGGGGGTCATAGCTGTTCTTTGATAATTGAGATTGCTACCTTTACGAGGCGATCCCCGTTTTTGTGTGCAACAGGCCACGGATTGCCTGTGTCTGAACAATGACGTTTCTTGGCCTCTTTTTGAGTTCCGGCATTGCTAGCGGCGTAAAGGTTGCCGGACGAATGAATTACCATCCATTGTTTAGTTTTCATGGCAGGATTCCTTTCGTTTTGAGGAATGCGATGCTGCGTTGGCGAGCGGTGGCGGAAAAACAATCTCTAGGCATAAATGTCATCTCCCAGATGTGTGCGCGATACGCGTCGTGTTCTGCGTCCGTCAGCGTCTTCTCAAACTCCGCGCAGGCGTTGCGGTCGTTGAGGTAGTCGGGGAGTCTTTCTGCGACATAGCAAAACTCATCATACGGAGATTCCCATCTTTGCGGGATCATGGACTTTCCGTTGTCCATAAATAGCTCTTTGTAGCCAACGCTTTCCGCAATCGCGATTCTCATTTGTTCGTCGGTCATGGCAGGAAGGGTTGGAGTTTGATGAGGGCGTCATAAACATAAATGTGAAGGACGCTGGCACCGGACACTTTTTCGGCAAAGGTCAGTTGCAAAGACACTTCCCTGATGGCTTCGCGCATGGCTTGGACCTGGTCCCGCGCCTCGTCGCGCTCGCGCTCCACCTCCAAGAATTGCGCCAATGGCACGACAAAAGCGGAACGTGGAAAGTCTTGAGCTTCTTTGTATTCCGAATCCGTCTCAGGTGTGGGTCGTGGTGTGCTCATGGTGGTTATTTGTGTTTATTCTTCTTCGGTTTCTTGTTCGCGTTCAAAACAAATCTCGCAGAGGTATGGGTCGCCTCGCTTGATTTCTTCGGTGTTGAGTTTCACGTTGCAATCATCGCAACGTATGGCGTAGTATTCATCGTATTGACGATCACTTGGGATCATCGAGTTTCCGTGGCGGCTCATAAGATTTTGAAAAGTAAGTGAATGGCGGCGATGATCGTGGTGGTGATCCACGCAACGATTAAAATATCAGCGAGTAGTTTCATGGCTTTGCGGCTCTTGCTCGTTAAGGTAATCAAGGATGGACAGTGTGTGTTGCCCATTCGGAAATTTCTCTCCGTTTACCCAACGATAAACGCTGGATGTGTGGACTCCGCACTTCTCGCGTATAGCTCGGATGAAGGCCATAGGCGAAGGCGATTCGTTGTGATGCTTGCGGAGGAGTTCGACTATTGAGTTTGGTGTTGTCATAGAAAATTAGGTGTGGTGTTTTCCCGAAGCCATGCGGCTTGAGATTCTTTTATGGCCGTGTTGCTTGCTGCCCATGCTGCTGCGTATGCTGCTGTATTTACTGCCCTTGCTACTGTTCTTGCTGCCCATGATGCTGCGTTTGCTGCGTCTGCTGCGTATGCTGCTGCTTCGTATGCTGCGTATGCTGCTGATGCGTATGATGCTGATGCGTATGATGCTGCTGACCGTGCTGCTGCAAGCTCGTCATCACTTGCTTTGTCTTGAGCATATTTTTCGGCAACATCAATTGCTTCAATGCTTCGAGGATCGGTCATTAAATGTTGAACTTGACGAGCACAGAACACCGCGAACAAACGCAGTTTTTTATCCGTCAATACCGAAGGTCGCGTGGCAACCCAAAGCAGCCAAGCTGGTTTGGCTTTTTCCCACACTTCTTTCATTGAGGCGCAGGAGGCTAAAGCCCATTTTTTGCCTTCTTCGCAGGCTTTGTGCTTGGCGCAAAACTGTTCGATGGTCATATCTTGTGTCATATTATTGAGGCCGATTTACGGCTCTTTCTCAGGTAGGCAAATGGTTTTTGAATTTATTTTTGCGGCTCTTGTTAATTCGCGGCTTTCATTAAGATTTATCGTTGTTGTCGGGGCCAATCCAAAAAGGTTCTCCCGGCTTCAGTCCCCTCATTTCGCAAATCTGATGCGCTGCTCTTACCAAAGCATTGCCAACAACGGCTTTTTCGTGAATGGACAAATTATTACCATCGGGCATTCTGATTGTGGCGCTAAATGGTTTCCACTGAGCATTGCTTTTTGATAAACTTTCAAATACAATCACATCATCTTTTGATTGAGCAATTTCGATCATCATAATCATGCTCTCCTTTCTGTGATTTCCAGAGCAATCTTCCCGTTGATACAATCTATTGCGTCTTCAATAGAAATTGTCCAATAGCGATAAGATGCTAAATTTTCTCCAGCGTTTTGACACCAGAAAAACAAAACTGTATCTTTGATCCAGTTAATCCCTGAAAATTGAACGCGATATTCGCCAATCATCCAATTTCTTTTTTCAAGCCTAGAGGCAATAATGCTGATGGCTTGGTTAAGTTTTTTTGCTCCTGTAAGCGATTTTAGTTCTGATGAAGAAATACTTTTGTTCATATTGTTGAGATTTAAGTTTAATCATTTGATTCGCATTTGTGCAAATAAAATCGTAATTATTTTTTCGCGGCTCTTACACTGGCAGTCCGTGGTGATCGCATTCAACCACGTCCAGCAGCGTAGAACCGGGGCGGTCCCATGATCGCCAAACGTGGCTGGCGGAGAGGCCGGGGAGCGTGATCGAATAGGTTTTTGCGGCTATTCGGTAGGAGATGAGGAAACGGGCAAGGCGTGGTTTCATGGTTGTTTTAAAATAGCAGCAGCAAGAAAACGCTCTTGGGGACTAGCGGTTGGATCGTTGACCATAGCTAGCAGTCCTGCCTTTCGATCCTTCGCCCAATGAGAGGAATGCTGACGCAAGCAAGGCATAGCTGGATATTGCACGGCAGCAGGTAATGTTTGAGCTTCTTCAGCAAGGTCAATAGCTTCTGCTATGAGGGCGGCAACGTCTTTCGTGGCGTTTTTGGTGGGGAAGGACGAGCGCATTTCGGGGCAGCTAATCCAACCTTTTTCATCTTCGTTCAGTTCAATGGTAATTGTAATTTTCATCGTTGTTATTATTGTTTTGTTCAGTTTGCTGCTCTTGCCACCAGTAGCGGCGGCGGGAAAGTTTTTGGTCTTCGCGTTCTCGCCTGATGGCGGCCTTGCGAGCTTCCATCGCGGCGAAAAGGCGGGAAAGTTTGGCTTCAAGTTCGGGATTCATGGCGTGGCTTTCAATCTTCAATCTGCCAGAAACCAAAATCAGAGCCGTCGCCGGGATGCGCCCCAAAATAACAATTTTCAAGAGCGGCGTCATTGAGGGCATCGAATAGGCTTTCAAGTAGAAAAGCGGCATCATCTCCGCTCCACCATTCCGATTTATCGCCCTCATCCGTCACATAGGCCGGAATCGGGCCGAAAGGCAGAAGCATGAATTGAGAATGCGCTGCATGATCCACCTCTTCCAAGGCATCAAGAAAGGCGGGGATCAAATCTTGCGGTCGCATGGTGCCGTGAATAATTGTCGTATTTGGTTTCATATTGTGTTCTTGGTTTGTTGTTTGTTTGCTGGCGCTTTTGGCGCTCAATGCCGCGCCCCCGTTAAGAGGCGCGGGATGAACGTCAGAGAATAGCAAGCGCGGCGGCAAGACCAGCACTTAACCAGAGAGAGAGCCATGTGATGCCCTCGCGAATTTGGCGACTTCTGGCGAGCTTTTGAGACGTGGCGCGATAATGGGCGCGGAGGGAATTGTGATCTTGAGTCATATTGTGAGGTTATAGGGATTTTAACCATTCTTGTTTGAGAGCATATCCGCCCTTATGATCCGGTTGGCCATTGCGCGTGCTATGAGCTTCCGGCGTGCCGTTAGGCCAAAGGCAATGACCGAGTGAATAAACAAGGTGAAATCCCATGTCCATGCCGCAACCGCCAACGACGATCGAAAAATCATCGCGGTTCAGTTTTTTATCCATCGCAACCGCCGCTGTTCCTGTGATGTTTCGCGGCTTGCCATCCTGTATGACAAAAAGCGAGATGCGGCGGGACATGCCAGAGGTGGATACATGGCGTAAAATGCAATAGACCGTTTCGCCGGGCTTGATAAAGCTCAACAAGTCGGCCTTAGCTTGTGCTCGGTAGGCCTCTTGGCCTGCTTTGCGGCTCATTGTCTTCACATCGCGCCACGTTGAGGGGTCCGAGGTGGTATAGATGCGGCCATCTTTTGTGCGGATGTAATAGCGTTCATTCATATCGTGGTTTGGGTGTCTGGTTTGTGTTTGGGGGGGGATTACATTTCCATGTATGTGTGAGGGGCGGGATCAGGAATGCAGCATTCAGGACGTTCCAAGCGCATTTTTAAACAGCGGTTTGCCTCGCGTTGCGCTTCGTCAGCCGATGAGTAGAGCGAGCGCGAAACTTGCCTGCCGCCGTTTGGAAACTCAAGCGTAGGCGAATAGCCTCTCGCTTTCACAGAATAAGTAGCTCTTATTTCGTTCATATATGGTTCGTTGTTTTGTTTGGGTTACTTAACAGAGAAAAGGAAAGCCAGCGCAACGGTCAAACCGGCGAGCAAAATGCCGCCGATGCGATCGAGGGCGGTTTCTAGGCGGGCTTGCTCTTGTGCGGGCGTCATGGCGTGCAGATATGAACCCAAAAGCGAAATGTTTTTTTGCCGGTTTTGTCGGTGCGCTCCGATAGCGTTACCATTTTACGAGTAGGGCCGTATCCCATGCGTGCCCACGTTGTGCCGTCGTCGTGACGATAGCGCCAAGTTGATTGCCACTCGGTGCCCCAAAAGTCACAGCACGCGCTGCCACCTTCCGGTTGTCCTAATTTAGACATGAGCACGCGCGAGAGTTTTCGGGCAGAGTTTTCAGAAATAAAGACGGGTTTTGGCTTGGTCATATTTTGGCGGGTTGAGGTTAATCTTCGATAAACTCGGCGAGGGTGCGGATGTCAGAATCGTGCGTTTCAACGTCTAGCGAGATTGAGCGCGTGCAGGTCTGGAAATGCATGTGAACGCCGCACCAAGGAAAGGGGCGCTTTGTTTTGAGGCTAGAACTGGCGCTAGAAAGGCCGCCTTGAACCGGTCCGCATGAGTCAAAGAAGGCGCGGGCGGCGCTCCAGTCGCATGATGGCGAGGAAAGAACGGCTTTAGCTTGCTGGACAAGGGCGAGCCATTCGGCCCATGTTTCGGGGCTGATAGGGCCGTAAAGCTCTTGAAGGTATTTCGGGGCGGATTTCATATTGGCGGAGGTTAGAGAATGGCGAAAAGGAAAGGGAGAGAGACGACAGCGGCAGCGATGAGGAGCGTCCCGGCGATGAGGCGGGCAAGCTCGATTAGGGATGCGCGGAAGGCGTGTTTTTGGGAGCGTGTCATATGGTTAGGCATTTGTGGCGTGGTGTTTAATGTGGTGTGTTGTGTGTCCCGCGTGTAGGGTTCATATCAGATAGGCTCATTTGAGCGTGCTGATATATTCTCCTTTGTGAGATATGTCAATGCCCCCACCCCATCTTTTCTGAATATAATTTCCATAATGTTCCACATGGAACAAAGTGCTTGAAAGGTAGAAGGAAAAAGGGAGTGTGGAAGCATATGGCAGAAAGCGAAACAAAAACGACAATCAGCCCCGAAGTTTGGGAGGCCGTAAAAATCGCAAACATCCGAGGAGTGCCAGACACCGAATTGGCCGATCAGTTTGGAGTCACAAGGGAAGCGATAAGGCAAAGACGGCACAGAGACAAAGTATGGGCGGCAGCTGTCAGCCCTGTTTCGATGCTGCATAATGAGGAGCGAAAAGCGGAAGCGTCACAGATTGTAACAGATAGGGCTGAAACGGCTTCTTTGGCGCAAAAAGTAGCCCAAAAAGTTTCAGAGAGTGCCGAGGGACTTTCAGCTTCGAATCTGCTCCTCGCCTCTCAAATCGCCCAAAAAGGGCTAAAGCGGGCCAGTGGCGAAATTGAGGCATTGCCCATCGAAAACATCGCCGATGTGGAGAGAATTTTCAAAATGGCCGCTTTGGCCGGTAAATGGAGCCAGCCAATCGTTAACGTAAATCAAGCTTTCGCATTTGGCGGAGGTCAAGAGGACTCAAATGTCATCGAATGCGAAACAGAAATTGTGGAAGATGGCGGAAATTACGGGGATTCCTTCAATTTGTAGGGGGTTCAGGCCGACTTATCCGCTTTAGTGATCTTGATGGGAGATAGGGTTTAGTAATGTTTAGAGTCTCCACAAGTTAAGCGCACAACCTGACAGCGTAGCAGGGTAGCGGTCGAGGCAGCAGGTAGCCAGCAGCAGCGGAGCACACCACGCCCGGCCCCGGCGGAGGGCAAAACCACGCGCGGCTGGTATGCGTAGCCCCTCTCCATAAATTCTCCTCAAAATATATCTTCTACCTTGTTGACACTAATTGCCATTTTGGTATATTTCGCTTAGTTATGAACAAAGCAATTCGCTACTATAATTTGACGGGTTTGGTATTTAATCGTTGGGAGGTGCTTTCTTATGAGGGCAAGGCCAACAAGGAATCTCTTTGGAGGTGTCGTTGTGTATGTGGTGTAGAGAAGGTGGTTCGATACAAGGGTTTGACGGGAGGAACATCGCGTTCGTGTGGTTGTTTGAGGAGGGAGATTCATCGGAGTCGTCATCCTGTGCGCAGGGAGGGGTGTGAGCGTAGTAAGAGCAATCCGTTGTGGAGGATTTACCAGTCGATTAAGACGAGGTGTTACAATAAGAAGAACCCGAACTATGCGAATTACGGGGCGAGGGGAATTGGGATGTGTGATCGGTGGAGGGGTAGTTTTGATGCGTTTGTGGAGGACATGGGAGACAGGCCGGAGGGTGCGTCTGTGGATCGCATTAACAATGAAGGGGGGTATAGTCCTGAGAACTGTAGGTGGGCGAATCGTTTTGAGCAGGCGAAGAACACGCGCAAGGTGATTCGAGTGAATTGGAAGGGTAGCGAGCTTTGTTTGACGGAGGTGGCGAGGTTAGAGAATGTGGATTATTTTCAGTTGTATGGGGCGCATGTGAAGGGGGTGCCCATTGAGAAGGCTGTTGGTAATATTACGAAGCCGTTTAGGGAGAGGGCAGGTCGTTCCCCAAATATATCTTCTACCATTTGACATTGAATGGAGTTCTGTCAGGGTTTTGAATTGACCACCACCCCCTTTGTTTTGGGAGGGATTGATTTCCGTGAGGGTGGGGGTGTTGTTTGGATTTTAGCTCTACCTTTAAAAAGTTTGAATTTATGGGACGCAAGCCACAGTCATTGAAGGGTCAGCGATTTGGGTCGTTGGTTGTTTTATCGTTTATCTCTCGGAATTTGCATGGGTTATCGAAGTGGTTATGCGAGTGTGATTGTGGGTGTCGGATGGAGGCGATGTATCAGAACTTGAAGCGGGGGAAGACGAAGTCTTGTGGGTGTATGCCGAGGGGTAGGTCTGCTGGATTGCTTGAGCCACCCTCTGAATAATATCTTCTACTTTATACTTGCGTGATGGAGGGGGATGTGAGAAAGGGCTGGTCCTACGATATGAACATGACAACTGAACTCATTGATAATCTAAGATACTTCAACAAATGGCGGAGGGGTGAGCACGACGACCAGCTTGAGCCGAAGGACATTGGCATTTGGCTAGACGATGCTTGCGAGAAGCTGGGGCGGGAGGGTAAGGCTGAGAAGAAGTTGGAGGAGGCTTTGTTGATTATGCGGAATGTGTATCTTCAGTTGAGCACCCTTTTGGGATTTCATGGGGATAATTTGACGGAGGAGCAGACCAAGTATCTTGCGAACGTGATTAAGCAGATTGAACTGATTTTGAAACCATGAACAAAAACTACACACTCAAGGAACTGGCGGATATGTTTGCTTCTGTTCGCAGAGAGGCACTTAGCAATGGTCAAAGCATAGAAGGGGCAAGAGAGTTGGCTTTGAAGCATATCCTTGATGCCATTGATTACCAACTTACCAAGGACGAGGAGCGGGAGGCGTTTGCTAAATGGTGGGTGACTAGCGATCTTCAAACTTTCTGCAACTCGGATGACGCCTTCAAAGCATGGAAAGCAGGCCGCGAGGAGTTGAGGCGAGCAATCAACAAACCATCATATTCTACTCCAGAGCAAACTGAAAAAGCCATTCAAGAACTGACACCCACCGAACCCGCATGGATTCTCGACAAGCAACCCGTTGTCCCCGCATGGATTCCGTGGTATGGTGGCGACAAGTCTCCAATCGTCGGGGAGCAAACAAGATATGAAGTTGAATGCAGAAGTGGCGCAAGGAATATCTGGAATACAAACTTTCTTCGCTGGTCGCACGATGGCTCACTTGGTGACATCATGGCTTACCGCATCTTAGACTAATTTTATGAACGAACCACCCAAACATATACTCTCTGAAGGTCTTACGCAGGTGCTTGGTGCGCTTGATGAGGTAACGGATGATCCTGCCTGTCGGTTATTCATCTTGGTTCAGTCGTTGGCTTGTGATGCCATTGAGAACCGAGGGGGCAACCAGACGTGGGATCAGCTTGCGACAAGTCTTGGTGAAGCCATCAAGATTGCTGTCGAGGATTTGCGACCTTTGGCTGAATCTCTGCAACCTCATGGCTGATGAGTGCCATTTCTTCTGTATCACAATTTTATGGCCTACATTCTCTCCGACCTACCATCCATCGTCCATTGCCTCGTCCGCAAAGAGTTCACCCAGAACCACCAAAGCGGGTTCGGCAAATACCTAAAGGCTCACATTTTGGGGGTAAGGTGTCAGGAAGCAGCGAGCCTCCAGTTTCAGGTTCGCTTTGATGAGCCTGAGATAGCGGGGGCGATGTATTGTCTGCCGATACAGGCGATTTGCTGGAAGCCGTGCGAGATGCCAGATGTTGAGTTGATCCAGCCTTGGGACACGTTCTCGTCGCAGTTCTGCGTCCATGAGTTTGGCATTTGGAAGCGTGGGAATGCTGAATTGCTGAATGTGCGTGGGATTAAGCCATATCCAGACCGCTTGCCTGCGCGTTACCTTTGCACGATTGACTTCACGGGGAATGCTTTGGCTGATGATTTCCAGCAGCACAAACAATTACACTTACTGCAAGTTAATGAGGGGTGGTTTGCTGCTGTGCCGAACAACCGAGTTCTGAGCGTGGATACGGCGTTTGAGAAGCCTTGCGAGAACCTGCCTCGTTTTGAGTCGCTGGAATATCTTTACACCGCTGAATGCCGAATTGGAGAGCCGCAATGACAACCCTGACTTACGCCTGCCCACCTGAGATAGCTAAGTTTGTCCACAAAGCAGCCCGTGAGTGGAATGCTACGTTGAAAGCCAAAAGGAGATTCGACCACGAAATCTTGTAAACAAAATGTTAACACGAAGAGAGTGTTAGTTTACACACTTTGCATAAAGCATGTTGACTGTTAATTTTGTTAACGCTAAGGTTTGTGCATGAAGTGGATCAAGCTCAATTCTAACATCATTGAATCGTCAGCTTGGGAGGAACCTTACCATGTGAGATTAGTCTGGTTGTCACTCATGGCGATTTGTGATCTTGATGGCATTGCTCGTATTTCGGAAGCGGCTGTCCCTAGAATTGCTAATGTGAAACCAGATGAGGCAAAAGAGTCTATGGCAATTTTGATGTCTCCAGACCCGCATTCCCGTGATCCAGAAAACGAAGGCCGCAGAATTGAGAAAGTGCCGGGAGGATTCCGACTCTTGAACTATTTCAAATATCGAAATATCAAGAACCCTAAAGAGAGGGCGGACTACATGCGCGACTACATGAAGAAGTATCGGGAAAAGAAAACAGGCGGGAAGAAGTTAACTTGGCAAGATGTTTACAAGCAAGAAGCTGACAATGCACTAGCCTTACCCATCCCTTCTACATTTTGCCCCGAAGTTGAAGATGGCCTCATCAACTTTTTAGCCATGCGCCACAATTTAGCTACGGAGCCAGCCAGAAAACAAGATCGAGTCAGACTGACTAGCGCAATGGTTCAGGCTTTGTTTGAAGAAACCAAGATTGCTTTGGTCTATGGCGACCCTAAAAAAGTGGCGCAACGATTACAGAATGCCGCGATTGCAGGTTACAGGAATCCAAACTTCAATGGGTTTTATGCAGTATGAGATACCGGACTACTTTAGGCCAGAAGCCAAAAAGGTTGCCGCTAAACGGATTCTGGATGCAAAGGCTGGTGGTTACTTTGATGATGAAAGGTTCCGTCGAATTATCCAAGACATTGCCGAATCTGAATGGGAACGTGACCGCATTGAATGGAAGGCTTGGATGCGTAAAATGAAAGACTTGTTTGACTTGAAATTCCACCAACTTGATTGACACCACTAGAATAACTTCTACCTTAATCTCACAAATATGATTGAACTTAAACCCTACGCCATTGGCGCAATCGCTATCAGCATCCCGTGGGTTTGGTTTGTTCTTTGGCTGAACTATCAGCATACCCGCCAGATTCTCATTGAGAAAGCCAAGTCCTACTCGGCTGGTTTTACTCAAGCTAGAAACTTGCTTTGCGTAAATTCTAAATCAGAATAGTCTTTTGCCATGAGTTCTATCGCCACCCTCCTTCGCGCCCTCCAGTTTCTTGCCCATCGTGCTCACAACGTCATCAAAGGACCAACCTTCTTTGAAGACCACAAGTTCCTTGGCAAACTTTACCCTGACTATGAAGCTGCTTACGATGACATCATTGAGCGCACCATTGGACATGGAACCGAGACTATCAGTATCAGCAAAATCAACAAGACTGCTGCCGAGATGTCCAGCGTTTCTCCTGATGAAACCAAAGCAGATGCTTTCTTTCGCATCATCCTCAAAGGGGAAAAGGACTTGTGCGCTCTGATTGAGAAAGCCGCACCGAAAGCCACACAAGGCACGCAGAATCTTCTTCAAGGGATTTGTGATAATTCTGAGAAGAGGCAATACCAAATCAAACAGCGTCTCTCGCTGTCTTAACCAAACACTAACACAATATGGAAAAGAAGTTCTCAAAGACCGTCAAGAATCCTTCGACGGGGCGCACTAAAACTGTCAAATACGGACAGAAGGGTAGTAAGATTGGACCTATCGGCAGCAAGCGTGCAGATGCTTACTGTGCTCGTAGCAATAAGATCGCTGGTGACTGGCGTTCAGATCGCAACTCGCCCAACAGCCTGTCGCGGAAAAAATGGGGTTGTGTCGGAAGCAAAAGCGTGAAGAAGAAATAACATGAAGGACTCTTGCTACAACAAAGTCAAAGCCAGCTATGCCGTGTTTCCATCGGCTCGCGCTTCTCAAGCTATTGCCAAGTGCCGTAAAGCTAAAGGCAATGTCCGAAAGGGCGAAGCTGGTTCTAATCTCAAGCGATGGGAAAAGGAGAAGTGGAAGGACCAGCGAACAGGCAAACCCTGTGGTGCTGGCGGCGATAACGAGTATTGCCGACCTACCAAGCGTGTTTCTTCCAAGACTCCCAAGACGGCCTCTGAAATGGGTCCGGCTAAAATGAGGGCTAAGATGCGCGAGAAGTCCCGTGTCGGGATGGGGGCGCGTGTGAGTCCTGCTAAGAGAAAGTAATCTTCTTCCGGTGATACCGAACAGTTGCCTCCGACACCCCCATGTTGGAGGCAATTTGTTTTTGTGGTATTGACCAATCTACTTTTGCCCACGCCCCTTTGGGCAAGTAGTGACGCTTTACTTTTTTGGCTTTCCGCCTGCGAATGGTAGCCAATTCCACATGCTGTTGGCATAGCCCCCATTTCAACAAAGGCTCGCTGCAAAGAGAACAAAGACCAGCCTCACTTTGTTTGAGCTGCCACTTTCTTTGCCTACTTGCTGGTTTTCCCGTCATTTTCGTGAAAAGAGTGCTTGACGCATTGGAGTAGTCAAGCAAACAATCGGCTTGTTATGCCTCACTTTGAGCATACTTTGTTAAATGTCCTTGCAGCTTTCAAACGTCCCTAACAATCCTTCGACTTTGCCCCCCATTGTGGATGCCGAGGATGGCGAAATCATCTTGCGGAATCGGGTAAAAGACCCATCAGCACTACAAAGCGTTTGGAATGGTCTGTTCATTGCGGACTTCCAAGCCATGCGTGCAAGGGCATTGGTTCAATCGGAAGTGGACGGCAATCCTCCTTTTTCCGAAGGCCGTGACCGGATTCATGGGATGGCAGGACGAACCAATGTCAACTTTGGTTACTTGTCTCAAAGCCAACGAGAAGTTGAAGAACCTTATATTCAACTTTTCCATGCGATTGACCAGTTTGGCATGGTCCCAACTGAATTTGGCGATGAGCAGCAGAAACTTACTTGGAGCCAAATCATCTCCGAAGAAATCAGTCGGATGGTGAAGAACTGGAGCGATTTCAATTTTAACGTCCAGCTTTGCGTTCATCAATTTACCATGTTTGGCGTGTCCTTCACTTTCCGTGAGGACAAGTATGACTGGCGTTGGAAGGTGTATGATCTTCAGTATTTGAAGCTGCCACGCCGCACTCGTGCTACCATCAACGATGTTGACTTGGTAGTTTGCAAAGTTGAGATGCTGCCATCAGAACTGCATCGCAAAATTGAGAATCGTGATGCTGCCATCAAAGCTGGTTGGAATCCCGATGAGGTTCTAAAAGCAATTAAGACTGCTCAACAGCGTTCGCCAGATACTTCTAATCCGCAGGAAACTCAACAAACCTACAAAGATCAAGACTACTTTAGCGGTCTTTCTGCCACCACGGTTCAACTCATCCACGGATGGATTGCCGAAGTAGATGGCACCATCACGCATGTCATTGGTCGTTATGACGGTCAAGGCGATTGGCTCTACAAGTGCGAAGGTGTGTATAACCACATGAGCCAGCTAATCACGGCCTACACCTATGGCGTGGGCAGCAACGGTGATTTCTACGCTCTCCGTGGCAATGGTTGGAACGGCCACAACGGTTCGGTGATGCTGAACTTGATGACCTGCAAGTTCATGGATCAAGCCATCTTTGCGGCAACACCCGCAATTCAGGCTTCTTCCGAAGATGCAGTCATTGATCAGATGATTCAGCCTCGCGGTCCATACAATGTGGTTCTGCAAGGCACTTCCTTCCCAGAAGTTCCTCACGTTCCGTTTAAGGACAGTTTGATTCCTGCGATTGGTTCTCTGACTAACATCTTCAACATGCGGACAAGTTCGTTCCGTGTTGGTATGAGTCAGGACGGCAAAACTCCCAAGACTGCCGAAGAAATCCAAAGCGCAAACGCTGTTCAAGGTCGTCTCGCCACAGGTGGCATTGACCTTTTCTTCGATAGCTGGAAGAACGACTTCAAAGAAATCGTGCGCCGTGCATGTAACAAAGATTACCCTGCTGGTCATGGTGGCTGGAAGGAAGTCTTGGAGTTCCGCAAACGCTGTATCAAGCGTGGGGTGCCGATTGAAGCCATTTACGCCGTGGATGTGGATGGCATTGAAATCAATCAAGGTCTTGGCAAAGGTTCTGTGCTTGAACGCCGCACAGCCGCAGGAGCGGTGATGAACGTCATGGACCGCTTGGATGCAGATGGTCAACAGATTGCCCTTCGCACCTATCTTGCTTCTCACACAGATGTTGCCTACGCAAACATGCTGGTTCCAAAGCAACCGGGGCAGCGTCCTCCGATGGACCTCCAGATTGCCAACATGGAAAACGCCCTTATGGGTCTGGGCCAACCTGCTGTTATCGAGCCAAACCAAAACCACGTCATCCACGTTGGAACGCATCTCCAGAAGCTAGACGAAGTGAATACCGCTTTGAGTCAGCTTCAGATCGAAATGGAGCAAGCCATCCCTCAAATGCAGATGATCTGGCAGCACGCCGGAGAACACATGCAGTTTATCTCGCAGCGCAATCCGCTGTTCAAGATTTACAAAGAAGAACTGCAACAGCTTGGCGAAGTGGTTATCAACGGTGCGAAGCATCTCGAAGCGCAGCAGCGTAAAGCCGCAGAACAAGCGCAACAAGCTGGCGAAGAAGTTCCAGCACAAGAATCCGCTATGTTGTCCACTGACCGCCAAGCGGTTGATGCAGCCGCTCGGATTGCCATGCTGGACGCGCAGAAGAAAGCCCTTGAACTTGACTTCGCAGCCAAAAAAAGTGCTCAGGAACTTGCTCAGAATGACGCTAAGTTTGCTCAACAGACAGCCCAAAATGCTCTCAAAATGAGAATGATGGCCCAAAAACAGGCCAATAACAGAATTGCATGATCCAAAATTCAAAAACCATCGCGTTTCGGAAAATTGATAGTAACCGAGCGCAACTTAACGAACTCCTTCAGCATCCGGTGTTAAGAAGTGCGCTTGACGCCATTCGTGATGCTGGGGTGCCAAAGTCCATGCCAGAAATCTATGCTGGCGTGCATCCCGATACCATTATTGCCCATGACTACCATCGCAAGGTGGGCATCAACGAGGTTCTGTCTGCTTTGATTAGCATGACGTTCCCGCTGAATGAAGCTCCAGAAGACGAAAAGACGGAAACGCCATTTGAACACACGTTGCCGCCTGATCTTCGACTGGAGAACCTTCCTGAAAAGCTCCGCAAACATTTGAAATAACCCAATATGGACACCGCACAAGCCGCACCTACCGCACCACAAACAGAAGCCGCTCCCCAAATTCAAATGGAGGACGACTTTAGCTCACTTCGGGACGCTATTCGTCAAGCACCCGAAGCCAAAACCGAACAGCAGACCGATCCTGTGATGAAACAGGAAAAGACCGCTGAAAAACCTCAAAAACAACAAGAGGAAAAAGCGGAAAACCCTGCGGAAAACAAGCCTAAGTCTCTCAAGGAAAAGCTGAAGGTAGAAGAGGAAGCCGCTGAAGAAGAAGCGTCTGAAACCCAAGAAGAAGGCGAGGACGACATTCCGACCTACAAGAACCGAGTCGCCACCGAGAAGGAAAAAGCCACTTGGAAAGGCTTGAAGCAAGTCAAAGAGGAATACGAGAAGATGAAGCCTGAGTTTGAAAAGCTCAAAGCTGAGTATGAAGAGTTCAAAAAGAAACCCGTTTTCGATGACGAAGTAACTAAGGAACTTGAAGATTTGCGCCGATTCCGAGACATGACCGACTTCAAGCTGTCGGAAACATATCAAAATGAAATTGCGAAGCCCATCAGCGAAATTGACACAGACATCAGCGAAATGGTGTCGGAGTTCCACATTGATAAGGATGGCCTAGCCAAAGCCTTCACTGAAATCTCTGAATGGAAGCGCAACCTTGCCATTGAGAAGGTGTTGAAGGAAGCTGACGACGAAGTTCCAACTGCCATTGCCAAAACCATTTTGGACAAAGCTAATGAGCTTCACAAAATCTGGAAAAAGGAAGCCGATTTGGAGGAAAATGCCGCCAAAAACCGTGCTGCTTACGAACACGAAAAGAAGCAAACTGTTACCAAGCAGACACTTGAGGAACAAAAGGCTTGGCAAACTGCCGTTGAATCGTCCACCAAGATGATTGAGACGCAAATGGGACCGCTTCTCAAACAGCTTCCCCAAGAGCAGCGTGCCGAACTTCTTAGCGCACTCAAAGAAGCTAAGATCGCAGATACGCCAGAAGATCGCGCTTTGCAGGCTCAAGCACCTCATTTGGCCGCTGTGTTGATTGAGCAGCTTAATGGCATGAGGAAAGAGCTTTCAGACCTCCGTAAAGCCAATAAAGCCCTATCTGCCGCTACGCCTAGCTCAAATGGTCGCCAATCTGAGGCTAAAAAGCCAGCCGCAGATGAAGATGACGATGCTTTGTTCCAAGCCATCCGAGGTCAATATGGGCGGTAATTAAGGCTAAATGACACAGAGCCGCATGGGGAAACCTGTGCGGCTTTATTGTTTTTGTAATTTCTTCTTGCAAGAAATAGCTATTGGAATAGTAATTACGCAAAGAGCATAAAAACCTGTCCTCAGGAGTGTGTGCTCAACACTAAAGAGGAGTAGAGCATAAAGCACCCGCAAGGGTGAATCGGTAGCTCGCCGGTTAAAGAAATTCGCCGCACGTCCGGCGACTGCAATTTCTTTGCCGTCGAACTGTGTCGTGTGGTGGTCACCAAAACCAACTCCTCGTAAAAAACACCTAAACCACACTAAATATTATGCCTAACCTCAATCAAGAGTTCGCTTATGATGCCTCACGTCTTGAAGGACGTGTTCGTCGCCTGATGCGTGCCAAAGGCCGTGTCGCAGCCCTTTTCCAGAAGGAAACCTTTCCTCTTGGAATCGGCTTTAACCCAGTAACCGTCAACACCCTTCGCTCCAACCCTACTGGTGGTGCTGGATGGGTTCAGGTTACTCAGCCTGATGGAAGCAACAACAACTGCACACCTGACCCATCGAGTGTGTCTCCTGCTCTCAGCACGGAGGCTTACCAGATCGAGCAGAACATGACCAACTCGGCCACCATCTGTCTTACGGATGCCCAATTTGGTTATCTGTTTGAAGAGCAGGTCAAGAACATCCGCGCCAACTTCAGCGACACCATCGTTGATACTTGGGAAGATCGTTCTAAATACTGGTTCCAGTATTACGCTGGCACCAAGATCATCAACAACACCTCCCAAACGGAAGGTAGCGGCAGCACGTTCCCGAACACCCCCGCTGAATATATGGCCTCTCAGGATCAGCTTGATCCTCTTTGGGACCGTATCATGCAGGACGGTGGCGGCGAAGAGCCTTACGCTATGTCCAATGGTGCTGCGCTTGTCACGGCGATCATGTCGCCTGAAGCTCACCGCCAGATCATCAAGGGTTCGGCTTCGGTCCGTGAGGACTTCCGCTTCGCTCAGATGGGCAAAGGCTACGAAGGCGCTCAGCTCCTTCAGTCTTGGGGTGTTGACCGTCCTTATGGCGGTTTCATGCACTGCATTGACTATCGTATGCCTCGCTACAACTTCGTGAACGGTGCTTACGTTCAGGTTCCTTACTACACGACCGCTGCTGCCACTATCGGCACGCAAAGCATCGTGAATCCGGCTTACCTGACCGCTGGCTACGAAGTGATCTACCTGTGGCATCCAGAAGCCGTCATCCGTCAGACTCCGCCTTCCCGTTCTACGGTCGGTGAGGACACCAAGTTCCTTGCTCCGAACTACAACGGTGAAATCGTCTGGCGCAACATCGCCAACGAAACTCTCAACCCGCTTGAGAACAATGGTCGCTGGTGGGCTTGGATGGTTGCTGGCTGGAAACCCACCGTCAAGCGCCGCTATGCTTACGCCCTCATGGTGAAGCGTTGCACCGCTGTGACCGGAACGGTCTGCCCTGCATACTAATAAACCCTCAACCCAGCCTCCGCTCAAGTCGGGCGGAGGCTGGTTTTCCACATTAATACATTTTCCCCTATGAAACTCCCTTCCCTCATCATCGCTGAAGAACCTTCCGAAAAGGGAGTTCTCATCCCAATTCCCGCTGGCTTCAAAGTCCCTGAAAATAAAAAAGATGGAGAAGAATTTGAAATTTTGGTCAAGGCTCACAAGGTGGGTGACCAGCTTCAGCTCAAGTCTGCTGATGGCTTTGAATTTGCTTCCGAACCCGAACCCGAAATGGAAACCGAAGAGCCTGAACAGGCCGAGGAAACCGTTGAGGAAGAAAGTGGAGAAGAAGAAACTGAGGGTGCTGACGAGGCATCTGATGAAGCCGCCGAAGAAACCTTCCGCGAAACTGGCGGTGAAGAAGAAGACGAAGGCGAAGGCTTGATGGCCTCGATTCGTAAGTTTCGTGAAGGCAAAATGAGGATGACCAAATGACACCTGTTATTTCACCTCCCGGTTCTGACACACAAATCCAGAACGCTCTTGCCGCTCTGGGAACTCCGAATGGCTTCATTGCTTATGATGTCATTCCCCTTCTTCAACAGGCTGTGGTTCTCGCAGCTAACCTAATCTAATCAATGACTGCTTCTCCAGTTGCTTCTTCGGCCAAAATCCAAACGGCTTTAACCAATCTTGGTATTCCGAATGGATTTATTGCATACGATACTGTTCCTCTTCTTCAACAGCTTGTTATTGCTTTGGGGAATGTAACTGGCGGAGGTGGTGGTGGCGGCGATTCTGCGCCCACTAACCTTGCTTATGCTGCTACAATAACCCCTAATTTTGCTGATGGCCCCAATCGCCAAGTTACCATGACTGGCGATTTGACGCTTAATGGTCCTACTGGCGGTTCAAATGGCAGCACTTGGCAAGTTCGTTTGATTGCTTCTGGAGCTATCAGAACCATCACACTAGGAACAGATATTGTTACACCGACTGGCACTACGTTTAGTGGCGCGGTTGCGTCTGGAAGCACTCGACTTCTTCAGATGATTTACAATGGTTCAAAATGGTGGGTAGTTCGTAACCAAGAATTTACAGCATGACTCTTTACTACATAGATCAAGGTTCTGGACTTTGGAATGATTCTGCCAACTGGTTTCAAGACCAAGCTGGCACTATTCCAAATGGTGCTACTCCAACTGGAAGCGATGATTGTGAAATCAACATTGGCAACACGGTTGATGAGATTCCTTCAAGTGGATACAACACTGTAATAAATTACGGCACAGTTACTACCAATAATGGAACTTCTAATGTTACTAATGGTGCTGGCGGAACAATAACCACTAACAATGGAACCGTAACAACTAATAATGGAGTCGTTACTACAAACAACGGAACTATTACCACAAATAGCAGTTCTGGCACTGTAACTACTAATGATATTAGTGGAACTGTAGTAACAAATGACGGTTTAATTGTTACCAATGACAATCTTGTTACCACAAATAACGGGACGATCACCACCAATAACGGAACTGTTACTAACAACAATGGGACAATCGCCACCAACAATGGAGTCGTTGTTAATATCTATTATGTAGATCAAAGTTCTGGATTGTGGGCCGATTCAGCAAACTGGTTTCAAAATTCTACCGGAACGATTGCCAATGGTGCTGTTCCAACTTCATCTAATGATTGCACTATTGTAGCAAGTAATACGGTTGATGAAGTTCCCTCAAGTGGATATAATACCGTTACAAACAATGGAACTGTAACTGATAACAACGGAACTATTATTTCAAATAGTGGAACTGGAACTGTTACCAACAACAATGGAACCATTGATTACAATTCTGGAAATGTAACAACAAACTATGGCACTGTAACCACTAACAATGGAACTGTAACTAGCAACAATGCTACCGTAAGTATTAACAGCACAACTGTTAGCACCAACAACGGAACTGTTGATACAAATAACGGAACTGTAACTACAAATAGTAATACAGGAACAGTTACTACCAATAATTTAACTGTTACTACCAACGATGGAATAATTACCACCAATTCTAACATTGGAACTGTTACTACCAATAATGGAACTGTTGATACTAATAGTGGACTTATTTCTACAAATGGAAGCAGCGGAATTGTAACTACAAATAGTGCTACCATTACTACTAATGATGGGACAGTTACTACTAATGGATCATTGATTAATACAAATGCTGGAACAGTAACCACCAACAATGGTTTTGTAACCACTAATAGTAGCACAGGAACGGTTGCGACTAATAGCAATACTGTTACCACCAACAATGGAACTGTCACTACAAATGATGGAACTGTAACAACCAATGCTTCAACTGGAAGTGTTGATACAAATTCAAATACTGGAAGTGTTGATTCCAATGCTGGAACAGTCATTACTAATAATGGAACAGTAACTAGCAACGAAAGCACTGGCGTTGTTACAACCAATTCTGACACTGTTACCATTAATGATGGAACGGTCACCACTAATGATGGAACGGTTGCCACAAATAATGACACAATTAGCACTAACAATGGAACTGTGCCTACCAATTCAAGTTCTGGAACTGTTGTTACAAATAATTCAACTGTCACTACAAATGACGGAACTGTCACCACCAATGGTGTTGGTGGCACTGTTACCACTAATTACGGAACAGTAACCACAAACAATGGATCAGTTGGTCTTGTGGGAAACATTGGTGGCGGCACAGGTTCAATTAGTGCTGTATCAGTTTTCAACCTCTCAACAATCACCGCTGGAGCAAACGTCACTCTCCCATCTGGAGGTGCAATAACAGTCTGGTAAATTATTATGCGCCCTGCAACCTCACCAGAAGTCAACGCGATGGTCGTCTGGGTGTCTGGTGACACTTGGAATGGTCTTTCGTCCATCACCATTCAAAATCCATTGGCTCCCGGTGATCTTGATTCAGTCAAGATGGGTTTCAAAGTAGCTGCCCAAAACACCGTTCCTGCTTTGGAGCTTACCAGTGCAAACGGCGACATCACAATTACAAGTGCTGCAAACTGGACGTTCACGGTTAATCCCGGTAAATATAGCCTTCCGGTTGGGAAATACATTTGGCAGATTGAAACATCAGATGATTCATCGCCTGCTTATGTTTTTACACCGCTTGAGGGAACCGCAGAAGTTCTGCCTAATTACACTTCGATTACATGAATGAACCTACCATCATTGTTACTGGAGATTCAGCGCCTACGGTTGAAGTAACGGTGGATGGAGCGATTGTAGTTAATACCACGATTGCTGGTGAAGTTTTAGTCAATGTTGCACCTCCATCTAGCGGAGTGGGTGATGTAACCAGTTCTAGCACATCGCTTGATAATCAGATCGTAAGATTTGATGGAACGAGTGGCAAAATCATCCAAAACAGCGGCATCACGATTGCAGATGGAGCAAGCGGCACGCTCTCTGGCACAAATACGGGCGACCAGAACCTTTTTGGCACCATAGCAGTTGCAGGTCAAAGCAATGTGGTTGCTGATTCCACGAATGACACGCTGACTTTAGTTGCGGGAACAAATGTAACAATAACAACAAATGCTTCCACAGACAGCATCACCATCAATTCGACTGGAAGCGGTGATGTAGCTGGTCCAGCTTCGGCCACAAATCATGCTTTAGTTCGTTTTGATGGAACAACAGGCAAATTGGTCCAGAATGGCGTAGTCACTGAGTCTGATATTGGCGATCTTGCAGCAATTAACAGCGTTGCTTTTGACACTACGCCAACTGGAAGTTTGACTACACAAGGCCAAGCTATGTGGAATGTGGATGAGGAAACCGTTGATATTCAGCTTAATGGCTTTGCCCTCCATGTTGGCGAGCATGTTGTTTTCCATGTCAAAAACTCAACTGGAAGTCCAATCGCAAAAGGTGTTCCTGTTATGTTTGCTGGAACGACTGGCAACAGTGGCAAGTTGCTTGTGAAACCTTGGGATGGAGTTGGGCCATCTACTTACTTCATGGGTTTGACAGCAGAATCTTTGGCAAATGGAACTGAAGGTTTTGTCATCGCTTTTGGCAAATTGCGTGGTATTCAAACCAATGGCGGCAATTACTCGCAGACTTGGGTGGATGGCAACATTCTTTACGCTGGCAGCACTACGGGTAATTTGACCAATGTAGCGCCAACCACAGGCGGCATCGTGCAAGTGGCAGCAGTGGTTCATGCTCATCCTAGCAACGGCACTTTATTCATTCGTGTAAATTGGGTATATCAAACTGCCAATGCAAATTTGAACGCTTTGGCTGGACTTACCAGTGCTTCAAATAAACTTCCTTATTTTACAGGAGCAGGAACAGCAGCAGTTACGGATTTGTCGAGCTTTGGTCGCACTCTGATTGACGATGCGGATGCTACTACTGCTCGATTTACTCTTGGACTTGGTTTTCTAGCAATTCAAAATACTGTCGCAGCTAACCAAATTACAGGTTCAAATACCAATCGTCTTTTTGGCACTGGAGGCACCTTTGCTTTGGGACAAGAAATTACCGTAGGTTCTGGTTTAAACCTTAGTTCAGGATCACTTACAGTGCCATCCAACGGCATTACTAATACTATGCTTGCTGGCAGTATTAGTTCATCCAAACTTGGCGATGGCAGTGGTGCGCTTGCTATTAGCAATGCCTCTCCTGTTCCTAGCACCAATCCTACTGGGGGCGGCATTCTTTATGTTGAGGCTGGAGCACTCAAGTATCGAGGCAGTTCTGGCACTGTAACCACCATAGCAAACGCATAACCACTATGAAACTGCTAGAAGCCTTTTCCTTTATTGACCAACTCATCCAAAAACAATCCACACCTCAAGATGGTTAATCTTTTCATTTCAAACTAACCATGAGCGAAAAAGCACAGAACAAACTTCTCATAACCCTTGGCGTTGTTACCGCTTTAACAACGATTGGCATTCAGGTGATGAGCGTTGGTGAAATCAAGGGCAGAACGGAAGCTATTATCAATGTCCATCAGCAGCGTCTTGATCTCCATGAGGGCAAGATTGATGAGCACACTAAGGATATTTCCGAAATCAAAGGAACTCTCAGCCGAGTTGCCACTAGCACAATTAAGAAATGATGCCAGATTGAGCCACCTAACCAACTAAAACTATGAACATTGTGAACTACGTTGTGAATCATTGGGTCGAAATCGGTGCTGCTATTGGCCTCATTATGGGTGCCGCTCGCATCATCGTGAAGCTAACCCCCACCCCCAAGGACGACTCAATCCTTGAGAAGATCATTGCTTTCCTCAAGCATGTTGGCCTCAATGTCACTGAAAAATGACACTACTTGCCGCTATAACGGCTGCTTTGGAGGGCTTTTCCGCTACTGCCAAGGCATTCCCGTTATGGTTGGCATGGAAGTTGACAAAAGACTGTGAACAACTTACAGAAAGGATTATCCAATATGAAAAAGCTGGTAATCCTGCTGACCGTTCCACTGCTGACCGCCTGCGCTCAGCGCTCACCTACCGTCGAAAGCTCCATGCAGCTTTACTCGCCGGATACGCTCGAAATCCAGTCAGGGACAGTGATCCAGACAAAGATGGGCATTTATAGGGCGCAAGTTGACGAACGCTGGTATTCAGCAGACCTTTATATGAAACGTGTCCAAGAAGCTCTAAACCCTTAATCAAATGAAAAACTGGTCTGCCGCTCTCCACGAAACTCAAGAGATTCGTCACAAGAAAACAGTGGCGGACCATGAAGTAGAGCGCAAAAAGCTCTTTGCCGTCATTGCCGAAAAAGATCAGCAACTCAATGTAGCCCTTGGTATTTCCGGTGAAAAGCCAGTGGCTTCTAAGATCAAAGTTGCCAAGGAAACCGATGCCGAGGCCACCTTTGTTGCCGTAGCCTCTGACTGGCATGTGGAGGAAACGGTGGAAGGCAAGACGATCAACGGCCTCAACGAGTTCAACCTCGACATTGCCGAGCAGCGCATTAACCGTTTTTGGCAGTCTATCGTCCGCATGGCTGAGATTCAGCGGCATGGGGCCAAAATTGAGCGTTTAGTGCTTATTTTAGGGGGTGACTTGATGACGGGCTACATCCATGAGGAATTGATGGAGAACAACGCTCTATCGCCAACGCAAACGGTTCTGTGGCTTCAGGACCAAATTGCCAGCGGAGTTGATCTGCTATCCAAGCACTTTGGGGAAATTTCAATACCCTGTGTGTATGGAAATCATGGCAGATGCCATGATGACGAAACAGAATTGCTTACGCGCCATGGATGGAGGAAATACAACGAGATTAAAATTGGCGATGTCGTTGCTACCTACAACATGGAAACAGGTAAAAACCAATGGCAAGAACTAACAGATATTTTCATTTCTGCTTATACAGGTAAGATGATTCATGTTAAAACGGCAACCGCCGATTATAAGGTGACACCAAATCATCGAATGGTCGTAAAAACACACACGGGAAATGATAAATTTGAGGATATTCAGACCATTGTTGATAAAGGATCGTTTGGATCACTTACTTGGCCCAAGTGTGCATTAGGCCAAGATGAAGAGCCTGTGGTTATATGCGATGATGTATTACGACTTTTAGGATGGATTATGACGGATGGATCGTATGGCCATCAACGAGGACGCATCTCTGTAAGAATACACCAGAGCAAACAAGAGGGTATTGATAAAATTCAGGACATTCTTAACCGGCTAGGATTGTGCTATGGCGATTTTGCAAGAGATCGAGATACGGCACATGTTTGCGGGAGGCCACTTTTAAGTAAATTAACTGAGCGATCCTTTACTCTTTCTTCTGAGTCATCCAAATGGATAACTGATCTACTTCCAGATAAGTATGTATTTCCAGAGTGGTTTATGGACTTGTCCACAAGGCAGTTTGGTATTTTTCTTTCATCTGTAATAGATGGAGATGGGCACACCAGAGGCGAAGAGTGCGTAATTTATGGAAGAGAGCATTTTTTGAGTCAACTTCAATCTTTGGCTGTAATACATGGCATTGCCGCTAGAGTAAGAAAAGACAATCGTGGCGATTCAATTCTTTCGCTTCCCAAAAGTAAAAGGGGTCATATTAACGATTTTAAAAATCAAGTTTTTGAGGTTGATTATGAAGGAACCATTTGGTGCGGAACCGTTCCGAATGGAACACTTATTACGCGCAGAAATGGAATACCACTTGTTAGTGGTAATAGCACCAAAAAACCCCGACATGCCACAGGTGCAGCAAACAGCTACGAATGGATGCTTTACAAGACGATGGCGAAGCATCTGAGGGACAAAGCCTCTTGGCATGTGTCTGACGGTTACCATCTGCTTCTTGACCTTTACGGCAAAACACTCCGCATCCACCACGGAGACGGTTTGCAATACCAAGGTGGTGTCGGTGGTCTGACCATTCCAGTCGAAAAAGCTATCGCTGCGTGGAACAAAGGGGTTCCAGCAGACCTCGACATCTTTGGGCATTGGCATCAGTCGCAACAAAATCCCAAGTGGGTATGCAATGGTTCACTTATCGGTTTCAATGCTTACTCCGTAGCAATCAAAGCACCCTACGAGCCACCTTCACAGACTGGCTTCATCTTTGACAAACGATATGGAAGGACGGTCACGTTCCCCATTTTCGTCTGATAACCCGCCAAAACAAACCTATGAACTGGCAAAAAGCCATTGATAAGATCAACATTGAGAAATATCGCGTCCCTGCTGGATGGGACACCAAAGAGAAAATAGCCATCGAACTGCAATGCGCTCCAGAGCGTGTCCACGATCTTTTGCGTGGCGGACTTGCATCAGGCGTCTTTGAAGCCCAAGAGTTTCCTGTTTGGGATGCTAAACGGCGCATGACGATCCGAGTCAAATGCTACCGGCAAAGGCAAGAATCCGATGGACCATTGGCAAAGCCTCAAGCCAACGATCTTGAAAGCAAGATCAAAAAAGCCATCAAGCGTCATCCTCGCTACACAGATTACCAGATCGCCAAAAACGTGCGTGGGTCCAATACTTTGATGGTCAAGCAAGTCCGAACCAAGCTGTGAAAGCGACCTCAATCACCGTAACTAGGCGAAAGCTAGGGCGATACCGCGCCCTTGGCCTAGCCCACGGCAACGGTGAGATTGAGATTGATGCTAGGCTTAAAGGCCAACCGCACCTGCGTATCCTCATCCATGAGTTTCTGCATGAATGGGAATGGGCTTTGCCAGAAGATGTTGTGGACAAACTCAGCACCGATCTGGCAAAGTTCCTTCACAAAAACAATACTCGTATGATCGAGCCAGACAGCCTCCCATGATTCAAGAGTTCTCATTCGCCCAGCTTTTCGGCTTAACCTTTACCGCGATTGCCCTATTCGTTTGGGGCGTCATCATCATTTACACGTCTAATAAATGACACACAAGGAAATCCAAGATATGCAGGCCAAGATTGGCACCACTCCAGATGGGTTTTGGGGTCCAAAAAGCATTGCCGCCTGCCAAGAATACTTGCGTAAATTGATGCCTAATCCGAGTCCTTGGCCCGAAACAAATCAAGCTGCGTTGACTAAGTTTTATGGGGCTGCTGGCGATGAATCCAAGCTGACCACAATCAATGTGGCTTCTCTTGGCATTCAATATGAGGGCAAACCTGTCCGAATCATCCGTTGCCATGCTAAGGTAGCTGAAAGCCTCAAGCGCATTCTGACAGCTCTTAGCAAGGGACCGCATCGCAAAGTTTTGGAAAGGTATGCTGGTTGCTACAACAATCGCCTTATGCGTGGAGGCTCACTGCCTAGCTTGCACGCAAGGGCAGCAGCGGTTGATTTTGACCCTGAAAGCAATGGCAATCACACGCCTTGGCCTACACGGGCTACAATGCCCCTTGAAGTCATGGAAGAGTTTGCCAAAGAAGGCTGGATGCCTGCTGGTGCTTTCTGGCAAAGGGATAGTATGCACTTCCAAGCCACACGATGACCGATTACGAGAAAATCAAAAACGCTTTTGAAGCCAAGGCCGTTTGCCGCCACAAGCAGCATCCCAAACTGCATTGTGAACCGGGAGTTGTCTGGATTGAGTGCTCACTAGAAAACAACTGTAAATGCCGCCTGCATCAAGACTCAGGCGAGCGTCTTAGCCCCATGCTGGCAAATTGGAGCCAATTATTTACCACTAATTCAGTCCTTTAAACCTGCCAAGATACTTGGGCCTTGGTGAGGTATTGACTTGGCATTCGCAAACTGCTTTGCCGTCTTTCTTGAAGAACCGAAATCTGTATTCGTTGACAAGGTTTTGCGCCAGATTTTTGCGGATCAGCGGAGCCGCAATTTCTGGATTCAGGCAAGTTTCGTGGATGTTGATGATGGCATCCTCAATAGACTCAATATCGGTTTCTTCTGTCATTTTTGGTTCTTTGACCGAACACCAACTTGGTTCGTTTTGCAACTGGCTTTATCAAGGTGATTTCCTGCTTTGGGAAGTTATAGGGTATTCTACGGGTGGCGTTCCATGCGTGAAACTCGGAAGGCTTGAGAGCACCGCCATCTACGCACAGACATGAAGTAGGCCACAAAGATCGTCCATTGGCATAGCATCTTGGGCAAAGGTTCATGTATCACCTTTGATCTGCCCATAAATTTGCTTCAACCTTTTTTCATCCAGCATCACAGACCCATCTTCAATCTCAAACAGATGGGAGGGACTTATGCCCAACTGCTTTGCCAGTGTAACCTGCTTGATGTGGCGATCTTCCCGCATTTGACGCAGTTCTTTGCCAATAGCCTTGCAGATTTCGCGCATGGCCTTCTCAGCCTTTTTCATTGCCCGTTCCGCCCCTTGGAGCTGTTGGGTTCTTCTGTATAAATTCATTGGTTTTTCTGGCGCAGTTTGGCGTTCATCATATCGTTTTCCAGCTTCAACTTCTGAACGGTGTTCAGCATGGTGATGAGATGGCTAGAAGCTCGCTCGTTGAGTTCTCGGATAATCTCGTCTTGCTCGGCTAGTTTGCGTTTTAGTTCGGTGATTTCGTTGGTCATATCGGTTAGCTAAGGTCGTTAGGGTTTGTTGAAATAGCAATCATTTCTTTCCTGCTTCTACAAATTTGCGGTATTGAGAGGCAAACATTTGAGTTCCGACCAGCGATTTTAGCCATCCTTTTTTCGGAGGCCATTTTAGGCCGATCACCTTTAACTGTTTAGCGTTAAAACCGTGGTATCCCTTGGTGGAAGCATCGTGTAGCATTTTGGAGGTAAGCGTCAGCATTTCGTCTGTATCACGCTCCAGCGTGCGGCGAAGTAATTCAGCTTCGATTGCCTCGCGGAAACCTTGAGTAACTTCTTCTTCATTCAGTATCCAGTTAAGAACGTGGTCGCTTAGGGTTAGTAATTCGTTAGTCATATTATCATTTCGGTGGTGAAGGGCATGGTGGGTTGTGGAAAACACGTCCTATTGGATTAGCAATAGGAAGTGAATGCCATGATTTTATCATTTCGTATGGAGCCTAGGTATATGGAGCCAGTCATGTAGGCTTTGCTTTTCAAAAGTCTTGCAGGGAGCCTCAATGCGCGTTTCAGACAATCAAATAGTGATATGATGGTCGCTATTGACTCACAACTGGGAACTCTAGTAGCCGACTAGCTACGTCCAAACCATGTCTTGCGCTTCGCCCGTCAACCTGCGGTGGACAGGTCAACGCGTTTTTGTTGTGATACCCCCAAGGTCTGCTGCGGGGCGCTCAAGCCAATCCTTGTTCAGGAAGTTGGGTTAAGGTTCTTGTGAAGCCTATGTAAGATGGCAAGTCTATGTTAAGTTTTTCGATAGGCAAAAAACAAAGAGGCCGACTTCGTGCGAAAAGTCGGCCTCAGAGCGGTTTGCTATGGGTCGGATCACTCCTCGCACAGAGCAAAACCTATTTGTGGGTTCATTTAATCCCGCTTGCCTTCCCCTGTCAAGCGGTTAAAATGCAAAATCATGGCCGGAACTACACTTTACCTTATTAGGTCCAACAATTTGACCTTCGCCAAGCAGGAGGGCGTCATTGACGTTTTCCTTTCTGGCTCCCAAACAGCTTATTCTTCCGTAACGGGGAATGCTACGACAGAAATAGTGACCATTACGGGCGCAACCTTAGCGAATGGGATGCAGGTTACTTTTACCAGTTTGACTGGTGGTTCTGGCCTTAATACTGGAACGGCTTATTATGTCATTGCAGCCAGTGGAGCGACTTGCCAACTATCTTTGACCGAGGGCGGGTCTGCGATTGACTTCACCACCAATATCACGGCAGGATCGGTGATTGTGTCGAATAAACAGATGCAAACTTGGTCAGCGGAATATCGAGACATTTTTACAGCAAGCACAGGTATTGGAACTGACGTTTCTGAAGTTCCCACAAGTGGTCCGGGATCAATTTGGGCATCAACTCAAAATATACCATCTCCAGTTGCAGCATTGCCTAATGGATTAAAAAATTATCAAGCTGTTGTAAATTCTCCCGGAGGCACTCCAATTAGTGCATATACATGGACTCTTATGGCCGATTCTTTTGTTGCCAATGTTTCCGATGAAATCAACCATTTTCCCCTGCGCCAAACGCTACTCAACAAGACATTTTGGCTATTTGACCGTGGAGCCAGCGCAACGCCTCGTTACCTTCCTGCTGAATATCAAGAAGGCGATATTATCGCCACCAGTCCGCCTAATATCCCCTAATGGCCTCGCCTGAAATCAAGTTAGAAGTCATCCCGACACCTAATCCTGACGAGTTTTCCGTTCGGGTCTGGCAAGACGCGAATCAAATGAAGTTGGATGCGACTCCGACTCTTGGTGAGCTTTACAAAGAATCTGCCATTCCAACCCTTCCGCGGCGGCAAGATTTTTCTGACTATCGTTATTGCGACTCATCCAAAGAAGGGGATGACATTTGGTTTTACTACGCCAAGCCAAAGACTCCTAAGCAGCGTCAAACACCTTTCCGCACGTCATTTGCCACTCGTCAATATCCTTGGCCGGGAGTGCTTTATTCGTTAGACATTTACCAAACCACAGTGTTTCCGCAGGCTGTTTTTAATGGGACAACCACTGAAACTGCTCCTCGTTACTTTGCCAAGTATGTTTATAAACCAACGCCAAACGTATCTTCGGTGGTTAGACTTGAAGAATACCTAAGCGATGTGCCTTATTCGCAAAATGAGATAACTCATGTTCAGCCCATTCCGACTGACATCAATGGTGACTTTCTTGGAAAAGAAATTAACTTTCCTCGATGCCTTCATCCCAAGGTGATTTTTGAAAACAACATTCCGGGTGCTCAAAAAGTGTTTGGACAAGGCACGGTGGACGAAACGGGTGGGTGGAATCCTAACAAGCAAATCTTCCCTGCTACCAATTTCCTTGATTGGGCGCCGTTTGTCATTGAAGACGATGTGAACTTGGTAAATGGTCAGTATTATCGGCGTAAGACTATGATATTCCCGCCAGTTTCACCAAAGCGCGTCATTCAATGAGCGAATACACAGGCAATTCTCAGATCGCAAACCGCCCTTGGGTGTGGGGAAATGATTCTATTACCACGTTTCCAACCTCCAGCGGAGTAACAATTTCACAACTAGATTCACCCAAGGTGGCATCCACCAGTGATGCTATGGGTTCTCCGGGTGTTAATGGCTCTCCCGGAAATCCCGGAAATCCGGGTGATCCCGGTATTCCCGGCGGACCGGGACCAACGGGGCCAACTGGCCCTGATGGGCCAACTGGTCCAGATGGGCCAACTGGACCAACCGGACCTCCGGGACCAGACGGTCCTCCCGGTCCCAGCGGTGGGCCTCCCGGACCTCCGGGGCCAATCGGTCCTGATGGCCCTCCCGGACCTCCCGGCCCTCCGGGGCCAATCGGTCCAACGGGTCCAAATGGACCAATCGGACCAGATGGCCCTCCGGGTCCAATCGGACCAGATGGTCCTCCCGGACCCAAAGATTCTGTGGTTTCGACCTCAGAAGGTATCTATGCTTTTGCTGTAACCGAAGGAACTCGACCTTGGTTCATTGACATTGTTCCTGCTGGACAAAGTTTAGAAAAACGATTCTCCGCAGCTATTTGCGAAGAAACCGCACGGTTTCAAAGTAAATGCGGCAAATTTGATCTTGTGTTTGGCATTCAAGCAGATTATCCAGATTGGCACCTGCCTTCCAAAACGGAAGAACAGATGAACGCAGCAAAACAATTCTGGAATCAAGCCTTTATATGACCGCATGGTGGCAACTTTTCTCAAAAGCCTTTACTGAAGAAGAATGCAAATGGCTCATTGAGCATGGTTTAAAGCACAAAGCCGTTCAAGCCACGGTTGGACACGGCGGGAAATCCGTTGTTGACGACCATATACGGCGATCAACCGTTCGTTGGTTGAGTCGTTACGATACTGCTTTGGCACCTTTTTTTGCTAGGGTGGAAAAAATGGCCCTACAAGCAAACGCCAACGCATTTGGATTTGACCTAGCAGGATTCCACGAAGTTCAATTCACGGAATACAATGCTGATAACTCAGGTGGTTACGGCTGGCACGAAGATTTGAACTGGCTCAAGGCCACCCCGTTTGATCGTAAAATGAGCATGGTCATCCAGTTGTCAAAACCTGACGAATACACGGGTGGCAAGCTAGAGTTTGCCAATGATCCACTTAAAGATGGTCAGTTTTCTCAACAAGGAGATGTTATATTCTTTCCTTCGTTTAATCGGCATCGGGTAACGCCCGTAAAACTAGGGGTTCGGTATTCTCTGGTTACTTGGTTTATAGGTCCCAAGTTCCGCTAAAATCCTCGTTGCCAATCCGTCCTTTAGGGGAATAATCTAAAGGTATTATGGCAGAGTCAACTTTCCCCCAATTTGTTAGACCAAATCAAGGTCGTCGCATTGATGCACGCCCTCGTAATGTTGAATACGAAGAAGGCACTGGACCCGAAACAGGCAGAACGGCCCGTCGAGTTGATCCCGGAATGGGTGGGGGACTTGATGCGTTCTACATGTCCCAACGCTACAAAGACCTTCCGATGTCTATGATTAACCGCGAGGCTAACATCCGCCGTGGTCAAGGGATGATGTATAATCCTTACAGTGGCACCTATCAGCGTGACTCAATGTATAATCGTTCTGGTTTGGGTTATGGGCGTGGTGAAATGCCTCAAGCTCAAGCACAAACGCAGCAGCCCCAACAGCCTTCTATGAGTTCTCAGCAGCAAGAATGGGCGCGTATGGCGGCTGAAAAGCAAGGTGCTAGTGCTAATGTTGGAGCCACTGGTGGTGCAATGCAAGGACTTGGTAAGTCTATGACGGGTTTTAACCCTATGTTTGGTGCTGGAATGCAAGCTGCTGGAGCCGCTTTGAATGCTGCTTCATCTGGTAGATCACCAACTACACCCAATCCTTATCTTAGCACCCGTGAGCAAAACATTGCTAACGCCAAGGCTGCTGGTCAATTCGACAAAGTGCGTGCCAATTACAACAAGAAGAATGAAGCAACTGGCATGGTAATGGATGAGGAAGGTAATATCACACGCAGTCCAGAAATCGCAGCTAAAAACCGTGCTGCGGAAAAAACAATGATGAGCAATCTCAAGCGTGGCGTTGACTATACCACCAGTGGCAGAACCACTTCTTTCACTTCTCCTTATGGTCGTGGAAGCATTACTACTAGCATGGCACCGGGGCGTCCGCAATCTATGGTTCAAGATGAATTGGGCCGCATGGTTCCAATGTCACCTTATCTTAAAGAAAAAGATGTTACTCAGCGGTCACAAGGCATGACAGGTGGTTCATCTGTTTTGGGTGGTAATCTTCCAGCAGCAAATGTTATTCCGCCAAGACCGGCGCAACCCAAAGCAGCAACTCCGATTGCAGCTCCCACAAAAGAACAGCCTAAACCACCCGCTGCCAAGGCCGCCGAAGCCCCTATTGCAAAAAGCGTGGCCAAACAAGTTGCCTCTACGCAAAAGCCACTGACTCCTAGTGAGCAACGCAAACTAACCATGCTAGAGGCAAAGTATGGAGCACAAGGAATTGCTTCCGATGAGATGAAAGCTCTCGATGCTGATCGGTCAGCAATGATGGTGGGAAGAAATAAACTTCTTCAAGAGATTGAGAAGAAAACAGCAACAATCACATCTGGAACTGTTAATCCAATCGAATACCAAAAAACTTTGTCCCCACAGGAAATTGCTGAGAAAGTCAGCCAGCTTGAAAAGCTGGAAGAAGCTATCAAAGAAAACTACAAAAAATCGCAAGAACTTGGCAACAAGCGGAAGATTCCAGAAGACGTAATAAAAGAATGGCTTGAGCTTAGTAGCAGAGCAAATGCACGTTAATTCATCAAACTTGCAATGAACACCCAACTCACAGTAGCCGATGTTCGGCAGCAACTTGAACCTCAGTTTGGAGAACAGAGTTTTCTCCAGATTCTCAATGAGGTTTGCGAGCGTGTTACGAAGTCAGGCAAGTGGAAAGGGTCAATTCTTGAAGTGGACTTCCCTAGTTCGGATGGGTTTATCACGTTGCCATACGAGTTTGAGGCGGTTCTGGCAATGACTTACAACCGTGTTCCTGCGTTGACCTATACGCAGTTCCATACCTACATGATTAACGGCCCCGGAGAAGTTCTGGACTCGTTGAATTGGGCTGGTGTCCTGATTGACATGGGGGATGGATTTGCCACTCAAGCCAACATTCAGACTGTGGGTGTTTTGAAAGTGGCGACTAATGTTGCTGATGACGGCAAGCAAATCCGTTTGTTCGGCAAAGATCAAAACGGCGCTGACATTTTTGATGCTGATGGCCTACTCGGTGAGTCGGTTACTTGTGCTGCTCCCTTCGTGAACACGACGAATCAATTCTCTGTTGTGACTGGCATTCAGGCTACCCCTGATCCTTCCACGGTTATGCAAAAAGCATGGGCTTTGTATGACGCAGGAAACAACCTCATTGGTTCCTATTATCCCGGTGAATCCCGTCCTTCTTACCGCCGTTATCAAACTGGACAGGCTGAGAACGCTATTCGTTTGATTTGCCAGCGCAGGTTCATCCGTATGCGGAATGAAAGCGATTGGGTGATCCCCGGCAACATTCCTGCCCTTCGTGCTGGTTTCTGGGCTTGGAAGTTTGAGGATGGTTCTGACAGCCAAAAGGCCGAGGAAAATTGGGCGCGTTGTATCAATCTTTTGAATCAAGAAGCCAAATATGCCCGTGGTGGCGGCATCCCTAGCACCTCATTCATCAATTGGGGCATCATGGGTGGATGCTTTGGAACTGGCTGGAATCAACCCGGACTCGTAACTCTTTGATATGGCTGAACCCTTCAAATCCACACCTGCATCCCGCGTTTTTGGCATGGGGCTTCCTCGTCGTAAAGTATCCAATCCCGGAACTATTTTTGGCATTGAAGTTGATGAGCCTAGATGGTCCCTTGATCCAAGGCTTAGAAGGGACATGGCTGAAGAACAGCAAATGGCAATTCAAGAATCTGCTTTGGCTAATGAACAAAGAAAACAAGAAATGGAGCTTCAAGGCCAAGAAGCAATGGGTCGTGCTTTTGAGGAACTTGAACAAGGTGAAAACATCGAAAATATCTTCCGTCGAAATCCAGCCATAGCTTTCAGCCCTCAGTTTGGTCAATTTGCTAAAGTCGCACAGTTTATGCAGCCTTCTAGGGCTTCTAAAACATTGGCTCCCAGCTTGGCTAAAGATTTGCCCGGACAATATCGAAATAAGTATTTTGAACTTCTCAATACGCCGCAATACGCCAACGATCCATTGGGTGCCAAAACGGTTATTGACACAGAAATGGGAATTGATGAACAACGTGGCAGATTGGCTAAAGTGGGCATTCCGCTTACTGGTGAGCGCAAACTTCTTTCTCCCGAAGAAGAAGAAGGCTTGATCTTCCAGCACACGGTTAAGAAAAGTGATCCTGAGTTGGCAGCAATGGAGAAGTATCTAAATTATCTTCAAAGCGAAGAAAAGGCTTTGTATGATTCGGCAAGGGATATGGTTCCTAATCCATTGTTTTCTGAAGATGATCCTTCTCAACCTAGAGAAATACCTTCTCCTGAAGCGGTTGAGCTGCAAAGAAGAAAAAATGCAGTTAGTCAACTTTACGATAAAAGATTGTTGAGCAAATTTATGCCTAAATCCGCAGCAACCGCTGAAGAGGTTACTTCTCCCGCTGCAATGGGAGGTGATTTTGGTTCTGTTCTACAACAAGAAATGGGTGGTTTAATGGGGAAACCTCAAAAGCAAGTTGCTCCACCAACGGCAAATGCTAATATTGCGAGAATGCCAAAAATCCAAATTGGCACACCAATTCAAACACCACGCTAGTCATGCCTTGGCAAGTTCCCATTACAGTTGACGGTCTTGAATACCCCGTGACCTTCAACACGGAGAATGAACCAACGCAGCAAGATTATGATGAAGCAATTCAGCAAATTCTTCAGCAGCGACAGACCACTTCTGAATTGCCTACCGAGCCAACTGCTACGCCAGAGAAAGAAACTCCGGGTTATCTTTCTCAGCTTGGTTCTGCTTTAGGTTTGGGATACCGCCAGATGAAATCCGGTGTTGGAGCGACTTTCAACGCTTTGACTGGTGACACCGCAGATGTGGCAACTGAAATGGCTGAAATGGCTAAGTTGCAACGTGAGCAACAAGCAGCGCAAACTCCTGAAGATATTCAGTTTATGCGTAGCCTTGAAGAAGCTGAAAAGGGCTATGAAGAAGCAAAGGGTCCGCTTGAGACTATTGGTGCTCTTGCTCAATATCCAGCAGCCGTTATTGCCGAGCCGGGAGCCGCATTTAAGACTGCGATTCAATCTGCTCCAAATGCTTTGATTAGTGGTGCTACATCCTTGGCTGGCTATGGCCTTGGTGGTCTTCTTGGCGGTGCTGCTGGCATCGAAACTGGTCCCGGAGCCATTTTGACTGGCCTTGCTGGAGCAACCGCTGGTGGCGCATTGTCCAATACTTTGATGGAGGCTGGCCCTTCTATCTTTGATGTTTTGAATGAACGCACACAAGGCGCTGCGTCCAACATGACGGCGGATGAGATTGCTGCTTACCTTCAAGAGAATCCAGACATTATTGATGAAGGTTTGAAGACCGGCGCCATTCGCGGTTCCGTCATTGGCGCGGTAGAGGCCCTTGGCGTCAAAGGCGCTGGCCGTCTGCTCACCATGCCTGAGCGTGCTGCTGCCCGTGCTGTTCAGAAAGAACTAATCTCCGCTGGTGTGGATGTCGCTTCAAAGGAAGCTGTGGACAAGGCTTTGCTTAATCCAACTTTGAGAGCTGCGACAAAAGCTGCGGCTGAAACAGCCAAGAATCAATTTTCCTCCGCTGGCAACATTGCTCGTTTGACTGGTGGTGCTGCTATTGAAACTGGTGCTGCTGGAGCTGGTGAACTTGCTGCTCAAGCTGCTGCTGGACAAGATATTAGCACCAAGGAGGCATTCATGGAAATGCTGGGTGATGCAGCTATCTCGTTGCCAATTTCGGCAACTACTAAAGCTGTTGAAGGAGCAAAATACATGCTCAATCCGGCGCTGATTGATGATCTTGGTAAGGCATCAGCAGAAAAACTAGCACTCGCAGGAGATGGAAAATCAGCCGAAGAACAAGAAAAGTTTAATGACACAATTCAAGAAATCCTTGGTCCGCCAACCGAGCCGACAATTCAGCCTGAGCAAGCGGCTGAAGAGGCTGAACCTGAAGTAACACCTTCTCCAACAATGGAGCAAGCCGCAGCACCCGCTGTGGAAGAACCCACACTAACACCAGAACCAGAACTATATGCCCCTGCTCAAGTCCCCAGCGAAGAAAGCGTTTATGAAGAACCTCAAGACCGAATTGAAAGCCGGGAAGCCGAAGAAGCAATCCTTGGCGATAGCCTACTCCGTCCAGCGGCAGGCGAAGAAGAAGTAGCTTCAAATCTTGAAACAGGTGCTCCCAAGCTTGATGCCAAAAACGATTATTTCCCTCAAAACCTAGCATCTCGCGCATGGCGCATTGCAGCCGGAATGCAGTGGGATAATTCTATTGGAGATTGGATTCATCCTGATTTCAAAGGACGCTCAAGGTCTATTGTTGAGGCTGAGATTGCAGAATCAAATCCGCCTAAAAAATCAGATGTTCAAAACATCTTTAACACCTTAGCTCAATCTTATGGTCGAGGAGACTTGCTTGAAAAGCAGCCTAAGCCCAAAGAGCAAGCGCCCTCTTTTATTCAGGTTGGTCGATTTGTTAAAGTTGGGTATCGAGTTCCTGTCTATAAAAATGGTGAAGTTGTTGGTGGTAAAACTAATAAAATCGTTGGTCAAATCACCCGCATAATGCCAGATGGCAATGTTGAGGTGCGCCTAAATCAGGGCGGATTTAAAGTTTTGCCATCAAGTGAAATTGAGGATGCCCCAACTCATGTTGGAAACAAACCAACCACCCCGAAAGGGACGCCGACGCTCGCTACCGAAGGCACGCCAACGTCGCGAGACGTGGGCACCGAGCGGGATTCGACGAAGCCGGAGCAGATGACCCGTGAGGAGTATTCTGCAAGCAATACGGCCACGCTCAACAAGGTGGCAGCTTTGCGAGATGAGATGTTCAAGAAGCAGCGTCAGGACTACGAAGCCGAGCGGACCAAGCTCCAGAAAAAGCGCTCTGCCGCACTCAAACGGATTTCCCGGTTGAACCTGAACGGTAGCACCGAGGAGATTGACCCAAACACGGATTCGGCGTCGAAGCGGATTATCGAAGGGCTGCAAAAGGACATTAAGAAAATCGACGAGACACTCTTCACGTTGATTCCCCCAATCCAGACGAAGGTGTTCGATGAAGCCGCAAAGGAACTCGGGTATGACAAAAATGAAACCCATCGTGGTGTCGTTCACGATGCCCTTGTCGCCCGCAAGCCGGTAAATGCCGCTGCTGCTGACGCTTACGGCTACACCAATCTCCCCGAAGGCTACGTCAAGCAAGGCGACCTCTATGTATTTCAACCGGGGGCAACTGGCGAACCAGTTCAGGCAGCACCTTCTGCTGCACAGGTCGTGAAAGCGACCGCCCCCGGACCATTTCTTACTTACTCCGAATGGAGGGATAGGTATGGAGAAAAAAACGTGACCGCAAACCCAAGGCCAAACAAGATGGGCGTGGTCAATGT